GCCGGGAAGCGGGGGCCCAAGGAAAGAACCTATTTTCCGCAAAATTTTCCTTATGTTTGGCATGGTATTTGCCCTGATTGTGTTTCCCTAGAATATTCCCCATGAAAAGCAACCGAACAACAACGCAAGCAACGCGGCAACGGCCAACCACTCTTGAACCGTTTCCGATTGACAAAGCTTGCGAACACTAGCAAAACGCTTCAACCAACGCTTGACTTGGTTCACTTCTGTTTTGGTCACAATATAACGCTTGTATGTTGGGCAACCCGGGGCGTCATAAGCATAGGGGCAACCCCCCGCGTGACCTTCTTCCATATAAGACATATAGCGGGGACAGACATGACAATCCGTTTCCCCTTCAATCTTGACCTTCATGACGTTTCCCTTTCTTTGTTGTATACAACGCCCAACGCTTTGACGCGTCAAGACGCGGGTTGGTCTGTTGACCCTTGTTCCGTGTCCTTGGGTTTATTAGCTATCTCCAAGCGTACAACGGGGACGTCCGTTGGGGCTTCAATTCCAAGCTTGACAATCCCGTTGCGTGAACGGACCACTTTGACCCGTATGACGTTGGGGGTTTGGCCAATCAAAATTGATTCCCCAATCTTTCTGGAAAGAAGAAGCATTGTGTTTCCCTTTCAAAGTTCTTTGTGAAGTCTTTTGACGCGTTGGAAATATTGGTCCGCCCAACGCAAGTCTTTCCCAAGGTGGGAACGTGATTGGGCCCAACGCTTCGCAATGTCCCGCAAGTGTTCCGCGGGATTAGGTTTTTTCAACGCAAGCAATAGAACGGTCAAGCTTGCAACGCTTCGGACGCTTGCCGATAGGAAGCGGTTGATTGGTTGGGCGTTGCTTGGGTCAACGTGTCCGTGATGGGCCAACCAATCCGCCTTGATAGCATTTCCCCGCAAAGCGTATTGAACGCAACCAAGGCGGGGCTTTCCGTTCCAACGGGACAAGACGTTGCGGTTGATTGTGCAAACCCCCGCCTTGATTCGGGCTTGTATCCAAAAGACAACGTCCGCTTTGGCGGGGTCAATCCATCGGACCAAGTCCGGGGACAAAATATCATCATCGTCAATAGGAACAACGGTCAAGTCATTTGTCAACGCGTTCCCAATAGAAGCGTTGCGGACCGCGTCCCAAGATTCCCGGGCTATTGCGTGAAGCTTTGCCCGGAAATCGAAGAAGGACATTTTGAACGCTTCGGACCATACTTCCAACGCTTCGGATTGGATGAATTCTTCAATCCTTTTGGCTTTGCCTTCAAGTGGTTGGTTGACGAAGTCTTCAAGGGTCAATCCGTCCCATTGAATGTTGGTCCGCGGATATATCAAGACGGTCAATGGTCAATCCTCCCAAGGGTCAATTGCGTTGTCTTCAACGTTGAAGATAATACAACATTGAACACAATTGATTGTGTCCGCTGTTGGGTTGAAGTCCAAGGGGCTTTCATAAAGCTTCCCGCATTCCGGACACTTGGCCCGGACCGCTTCACCTTGGGCTTGGTCCGTGAAGTGGAAGTTGTCCAACGTGGGAAGCTTTTGTTGCGTCAACGGCGGGTCTTCGGAAGACACTTGTTCTTCCAAAACTAAGCGTATAAACGGACCAATCATGATTGACTGATTGAAGGGAAGCTTTGCCAATAGTCGGTGGATGATAAGTTCAAAAGCTTCAAGGTCCGCCAATCGCCAAGACGCGGTGTCTTCCCCGCGGACTTCGTCAATCAACCCGTTGGTCATTTGGGCTTTGAACTTTTCAACCGCCTTCATGACGTCCCGCAATTGGTGTTTGGTTGTGACAAGCCCTTCAAGGTTGACAAGGTCTTCTAATAGCGTGATGAATTCAACGGTCTTCATGTCGTGTTTTTCCTTTCTGGAAAAGATTTCACTTCGTTTTCAATCCCGCCTTCCGCCAAAGGTCCCGAAGGGCGGGGACTAGTTGGAAAATGTGAAGGTGTCTTCCGCGGACACCGCTTTTGTTGGGCTTCTCGGTCCGTCTTATCATTTCCAATTCCATCATGTCCCGGCAATAGTTTTCAACCGTTGACTTGCCAAGGGACAACGTTGTTGACATTTGCTTGGTTGAAAGCCCGCCCTTGTATCGTATCAACAAGCGGACCATTTCAAATTGGAAACCAAAAGCGGTGTCTATTCCTACCTTGCGAAGCAACCGCAAACATTCCGCGTCAACCTTGGACTTGCCCAAAGTGATTGCAAGACAGATTGCCATTTTCGTTAGTTGGGCGGTCAATCGTGTTGCCAGTTCAACGCGGGGACGATAGGCCAACTCTTGACGGTCCCGGACCACTTGGGCCCGACAAAATGAAATCACTTGGGCCAACGCGGAAATCTTTCCTTCAACGTCCGTTGGAACTTCAACGCGGGCGGTTGTCAATTGTTCCGTCTTCAAGTGGATAAGATACCCAATGGAAGCCCGTTTCAATGTTGTGAACTTGTCTTCCGTTTCTTTGTTTTCCAAATAGCCAAGGATTGAATTTGCGGTATTGTTGAACGCGGCTTGAAGGTATGGGGATTGGTCTTCATTACCTAACACTTCGCAATCAAGGAAGCGTTCCCCAAGGTGGGTCCGGTTCAAGTTGCGGATTTCATCAGTAGCACACAAAACAAAAGTCATCCGCAAATTTTCATAATCATGGGCAACCTTGTTCCGATAGGAAGCCCGGGACGTCCCGTCATACAAGTCCCGAAGTTCCGCCAATATCTTGTCCCGGTTGGGAGCATTCAACAACGTGTCCCCGTCTTTGATAATTGTTGTTTTCATTTGCATCTTGGGAACCAAGCTTGCGTCAACCGCCCTTGCCTTGGCGGACCGTCCTTCCGTGAAGCCCGAATGAAGCCCCGTGATTGAAGACACGGGATAGATATATTGGCGGGCAGGGGAAAGACATTCCGCAAGCGTTGTCTTCCCGCTTCCGGGCGGACCAATCACCCGCAACCAAAGTTGTTCCCCGGGCAACTCGGTTGACACCATAGTTGACAACATGATTGCCAACGTATCTTGAAGGATTGGGGTGAAGTGTAGAACGTTGTCAAAGTCCCGGCAAAGTTCCTTGAACGAAGACCGCGGCAACGGTTCCAACGTTGGTTCATCCGGGGACGGTTCTTTCCCAAGCTTCTTCCCGGCAAGTGAAACCTTGACCTTCTTCAAGTTGTCCCCAAGGAAGCCCAACGCCTTGGAAGGGCCCTTGTCCCGGATTAGGTCCCGGACGTCATATCCGTCAACAAGCCCCTTGGAATGCCCCGTCTTGCCCCAATACAAGCGTTCTATTGCCTTGGGTGATTCTCCGTTCCCGTCTTCGGACACAAGCTTCCCAATCCGCTTCATTCCATCCCAACCGGGACGGACCGTCTTCCCCGCGGGTGTCTTCCTTGGGTGGTCATTGTCAAAGACCAAGCGGACAGTCTTCCCGGCAAGCAACGGCAACCAACCCGTCTTGAAGGTATTTGCCCCCGGGACCGCAATGACCGCTTCCGTTGCTCCAAGACACTTCTTTGAATTGCGTGTTTTTATTAACTTTCCGCCCGGACCTTTACGGACCGATTGCAACGCGGACCACAATGACAAACCGTCCCACGGTCCTTCCGCAATCCAGACCGTTGATTGACCCTTCTTCAAGTTGTGAAGACCGAAGGGCCAAACATTCAACCCGGGCGTCCCAAAGGGTCTTTCCCCTTCCCACTTGTAAAGGTTGGCAAGCTTGCCCTTGTCATTGAACGCGGGAAGCAACCAATTCCCGTCAATGGGGTTCTTTGCAATTTGCCAAGCTTTGAACGCGGCGGGTTCAATGCCGCGGTCTTCGGACAGTTCTTCAAAGTCTTCCGCGGTTGTTTGTTCAATCGCAAGGGCAAGCAATCCGGAAAGAAACGTGTATATATTTCCGCCTTCCCCGCAAACCTTGCAATCCCATTGACCCGTTGTCTTGTTGACGAAAAAGTGGGCTTCCTTTCCACACAAAGGGCAATCCCCTTCCGCTTCCTTGCCCCCGGACCAAGCCAAGTCAAGCCCGTGAAAATAGAACGGTTTCAACTTCGCGGGTGTTTCTTTCTTTGTCATACTGCCAACGCCTTTCCATTTGCCCAATTGGTTTCTATCTTGTCACAATCAACGGGGGTGGGAAGTCCCAAGACGTCCCCGCTTTCTTCCATCAACCTTGCAACCTTCCGGACCTTGGGAACGTTGCCCTTCCGCTTCGGGAAGTCCAAGACGATTTCATCGTGAACGGACATAATCATCCGGTATTCATCCCCCAAGCGTTCAAGGTATTCATCAACCTTTATCATTGCGTGAATCAACGCCCAACCCGCGGACCCTTGAACATAGTAGTTGACCGCCGCATGGGGTTTGTCACGCGGGACTTGCAACTTGTATCCGCCAATAGTTTTGATGAATCCGTTTTGTTTTGCTTCACGGTTCTTTGATTCCATGAACTTGTCAATCAACGGAAGTTGTTTCCGAATCCGTTGGTATGCGTTGGGAACCCGATAGGTTGCATTGGCCCGGGCAATCCCCGCCCCGTATATCAAGGAAAAGTTTCCGTTCTTCACCCAACGGTATTGTTCTGTTTTGGTAAAACCTTCCGGGCCCAACTTTTTATATAGTTCCGGGTGAAGTTGTTCCGCTATAACCAAGTGAACGGAAAGTCCGCGTTCAAACGCTTCAATCAAACGCTTGTCCCCGGATTGGTAGGCAAAGATTCTAAGTTCAATATTGGCATAGTCCAACGCATACCAAACCCGCCCCGGCAACGGACCGAAGACTTGACGCAAGTTGAAGTCTTCCTTTTTGGAAATGTTTTGGGCGTTGGGGTCCGAAGATGAAAGACGCGTTGTCTTCGTTCCCGTTATGTTGAAACTAGAATGAAGCTTCAACCAAGACGGGGTCTTGCCTTTTCCGGGAAGAACTTCCGCCCCGTCCGTTCCGGCCCCTTCAAGCTTCAACCCAACCGCTTGGTATCCTTCAAGGTAGTCAACCGCCTTCCCGGACTTGCGGAACGCTTGAAGGTTTCGCATGAAGAAGAACGCTTTGGACTTCGTTGAAACGGTCAACTTCATTGCTTCCAAAGAATCGTTGTCCGTTGAAAAGCCCGTCTTTGTTTTCTTTGCGGGCTTGACCTTCATGTTGCCAAACAAGACGCCTTGAAGTTGCGGGTAAGATTTCAAGTTGTCAATCTTGCGGTTGGCAAAACGGAAACACTTCACTTCCGCCGCTTCTTCCATGTCAATGAAATCTTCAACCGCCTTCTTCAAATTGCTTGGGTTTATTGTGATTCCCCGTTGTTCCATTTTGAAAGTGATTGGAAGAAGTTTCTTCCGGGTTGCGTAGTGTTCAACCAATCCTTCTTCTTCAAGCCCTTCCTTGAACAACAACCAAAGACCCATTGTCCTTTCCGCGTCAAGGTTTCCATAGGTTGACAACACGGTCCGCCAAGGGTGGTCTTTGTCATACTTGTCCGCCTTGGCAATAGCCCGCGGCAACCAATAGTCAAAGACACCCCAACCCACTTGACGCGGCGGTCTTTTCAAGTGGGGCCAATGCGGGTCTTCCGGACCGGCAATCCGCCAACCCTTCTTCTTTCCAATCCGTCTTGCCTTGGTCACTTCCGCTTTCAAGAAGTGTTCGTCTTCATCGTCAATATCAAGGAAGTCCAACGCAAGGTCTTTCAACTTGTGGCTTTCCGCGGAACAAAGACAATGGGACGCAATCAACGTTTCTTCACAAGTGGACAGAACGCGGACCGCTTCTTCATGCGTCAAGATTTCCGCCTTCAACAAACCGCGGACGTCAAACTTTGCATTGTGAAGAACAAGACGGTTGGGGAGGATAAGGGAACGAAGTTCTTTGACGTCCCGCTTGGGAATCTTGGGCTTCCGCGTCTTCGGGTTGACGTCCCATTCCCAAGACCAAAGGTCCCCGTCTTCGGAACACATTGAAACATAGAAAGGCAAGCAACCGTGATGAAGGGCCAAGCCCGTTGTTTCCGTATCAAGGGCAATGTCCATTGGTCTTTCTTTCTTCGTCAATCTTTGATTGGTTCCAAGTCATCCCGCGGAACGGAAACACGTTGCTTGGGATTATCGTTGGGAGATACAAGCCAACAACCCGCGTTGTCAACGTCTTCCCCAACCAAGACACCCAAGACGCGTTCCCGCTTTGGTCCGTTGTTCCGCGGGAAGCTTACAGTTGCTCCAAAGTGGATTGGGTCAAGTGTCATGTCTTTCCCCTTCTGGCTTTCTTCATTGCCTTCCGCCGTTGCTCCAACAGTTCCAACGATTGACCGCGGTTGGCTTCAAGTTGTTCCGCTTCCCATTGACGCATGAAGTCCAACGGGGACATTGCGTTTTGTGGTTGGCGGAAAGGTGGCAAGGGGTCTTTGCCTTGAAGGTCAAAGCGATAATGGGAAGCGGTCTTGATACCAAGTTCCGCGTTGGGCCAAAGGGTTTCCATTGTCAACGCTTCCCGCTTCACAACCGCGGGCGTTGGCTTTTCCCAATGCTTTGAAAGATTCATTGCCCAAAACTTGGGCTTCCCTTTGTAGAAATCCCCAAAAGCCAACGTCAACGGCAACGGAAGGATTGGAAGGAACGCGGCCAACACTTGAAGATATTCTTTGGAAGGGACGTCCGGTTTGACTTCAATGAACCCGGGGAACGTTGACCATTGAAAGAAGAAGTCCGGGGTATACTCCCAACCTTGTTCTTTCAACTTGAACGTCTTGGGTTCATAGTGCCAATTGTCAATGTGTTCATACCAATCCAGAAGGACCGCCCAACGGGCTTCAAGACGGGACTTGAATTGCGTTCCGCGGTAAAGGGTTGGCTTGGCTTCAATGGTCTTCTTGGAACGCAAGGGACGCTTGCGGGACGCCCGCCGCTTGGCTTTCTTCTTTGCCATTGGACCGCCTTTCAAAGTAAACGTGTAAACGGGTAGAAACGAAGAAGGGCCCCGGGGTTCATGGGGATGGACAATCCGCCCGGGGCCCCCGTCCCCTTGGAACTAGTCCGCCCCTTCAAGCTTGTCCCAAGCAACTTTGGTGAACTTCTTCCCGTCTTCGGACCGGACAACCGTGACAGTCTTTGCCTTCTTGTTGACCGTCAAGACTTCCACTTCTTTGGGCTTGCCGCGGGGGCTTGCCTTATACAAATAGACGTCTTCTTTTTCCGGTTCCCAATCTTCATCATCGTCAACGGGTTCTTCTTCTTCTTCGTCCCCGTCTTCATCGTCTTCCGTTTCTTCTTCATCTTCTTCGGGGTCTTCGTCTTCGTCCCCTTCTTCTTCTTCGTCTTCGTCTTCTTCTTCTTCTTCTTCTTCTTCTTCTTCTTCATCGTCTTCCGGTTCTTCTTCGTCCCCTTCTTCGGGTTCAAAGTCTTCCGCAAGACCTTGGATGAAAACAAAAGTGTTCCCGTCATCCGGGGCCCAAGTGTTGAAGAAGAAGAACGGGGCTTCTTCAACCAACCCTTCAATGATTGCGGGAAGGTCGTCAATGTCGGATTCTTCAACCGTATCCGCCCCCAACAACTTCAAGTCCGAAACAAGCCCTTCCAACTTGTCTTCAACGGTCTTTGTGTCCGTTGCTTTGATGAAGTGTTGGGCGGTTGCTTTGAGTCCGAAGAAATCGTCCGGTTCTTGAACCGTTCCCGTTAGGAAGACATACGGATTTCCCTTCTTGTCTTCGTCAATCTTGAACGCGGACAATTGGGCAACGCCCCGGACAATCCCGCCCGGAAGTTGGCTTCCCTTTGCCTTGGCTTCCGTTTCCCGGGCATTCTTCCATGACCGCCCCGCCCGCTTGTTCAACTTGGCCATAACGTTGGACTTCGTCTTCTTCTTTGCCATTGTTCAAAACCCTTTCAATGATTGTCCCCGGTTGTGTTCATCCTGCCCGGGGGGACGTCCGGACAAGTTTGTTTCAAAACGCTTGGGTTTATTAACGCTTGCGGGAACCCGCTTTCTTGAACGCCTTTTCAAATTCCTTGAACGCTTCTTCCGAAGTGTCACCCGCGTCAATCACGGGGGCAAGGGAAAACCAATTCTTTGCGTCAAAAGCGGGGGCCCAATCTGTATATAAAATCCGCCCTTCCCCTTCTTGCTTTGCTTTGGTCCGCGGTCCTTTCTTTTTGGACAAGTCCAATTCAACGAGATAATTATAAAAGAAAACCCCTTGGGCCCATCGGTGGGTTGTTGCCCAAGTTTCCGGGTCACAATAACAAACAAACCTATCATAATCCGGACCTTCCGGATTGTTGTAGGGTTTGGTCCGTGAATGACCAATCACAATGACGTTGATTCCCGCGGCCCGGACGTCTTCCAACCCGTCAATCAACCGGGGCCAATCAACCTTGGCCGCTTGCTTCGGTCCCTTTTGGTAACTGTAGAAACCTTCCGTTGACCAATCCCCGTCAAAGTGTTCTTCACAATGATGAATGAAGCAAAGCTTTTCAAAGCCCGTCAAAGAATCAATGATAAGGGTTTGGCAATGGTAGTTGGTCCCCTTGGCAACGGAACCGCAAAGGGACAACGCGTCTTCAAAACTGTCCGCTTGTTCAATGAAAGCGGGTTCCGGGACTAGGTTGAATTCCGTCAACGTCCGGATTCCTTCTTCTTGCGGGTCAATGATGAATCCGGGGTTTGGGAATTGGGCACAAAACGAAGTCTTCCCAACCCCGCTTGGACCGTAAAGAAGAAGTTTCAACGGGGACTTTCCAAGGAAGCCCCGCCCTTCGGAAATCTTCTTCTTCTTCGTTGGCCGCGGTGTCTTCTTCTTCGGACGGGGACGTTTCTTCTTTGACGTTTGACGTTGCGTTGTTGCCATGATTGGCCCTTTCTTCAATGGTATCTTCTGTTGTTATGGGGGAAGACTTGGTCCGGTTGTTCTTCCCCAAGGAATTGACACAAATGTTTCCAACACAACCAACCGGGGTTGCCACAAAGGTTGACAACAAGCAACCGTCCGGGCTTATGTTTGAAGTAATCAATTACGGACTTTGCTTGGCCCCGCATTATAGCACGGAAACGGGCTTCATGAAAGACAGACATTCCGAAGATTTCAAGGGTTGCTTTCCCGTGAATTCCTTTGCGGGGCTTTGCGTAGTGTTGCGAACAAGATTCAAGCCAAGTTTCCGTCTTCCGTGTTGTCAAGATGAACTTGGAACCCGGGAACGCTTTGTCCAGTTGTTCCCAATGTTGTTCCCCAAAGTTGGTCAACGCGTCCCAACGTTTCCCTTTGTGTTCTTCTGGAAAGAAGTATTGCCCCGCGTGAATCATTTCACGGAACCGCCGCGGGCAATGAAGGGATTGGAAGCCAAGCAATTCAAGGGCCGCGGCCAAGCTTGTTGTTCCCGTCTTCGGAAGACCAATCCCAAAGATACGGTTGAACGGTCTTCGTCTTTCAATCATTGTTTGGACTGCCCGGACCCCGGGAAGGATAATGCTCATTATTCCAGTTCCGGAAATAGGGTTTGAATTGTGGTCAAGCGGTCCTTGCGTCCGCCCGTCATAAAATCGAAGTAAGAACCGCGGAACCCGGACGCCAATGAATTGTAGACACCCCAAGGGAAACGCCAATGAAAGGGGTTTGTCCAAGGGTTGAACGGGTCTTCCATCCCTTCCCACCAATCCAACAACCCTTCAAGGATTGGGTTGAAACATTCCCTTTTGAACCGTTCAACGTCCGCTTTGTATACACGGGACTTCCAACGCATGAAGGAACGTTCCGGGTCCTTGGCAACGTCCCCCGCAACGCGTTGGAAGAATTGGTCTTCCGTTTCCGCCCCCTTCCTTATCTTCTTCGTCTTGGCCGCGTTCCACACAAGACGCCCCTTGCGTTGCTTTTGGGCGTGTTGGTCCGCAAGGGGACGTCTTATGACGTTGTATAGAACCCCGTGAATTGGGAACTTGGCCAACGCTTCCGCTTGTTCCTTGGTCAATCCTTCGGGAACGTGGGACGGGTCCTTCTTGACTTGTTCTTGGGCGGTCAACAAAGAAATCAAATAGGTCATGACTTGCAAGTTTTCATGAACCGTCTTGGTCAAACCTTCTTCGTCAATCTTTCCCTTGGTTTTGTTTTCTTGAAGCCAAGCGGTCTTCCCAAAGTGGAAGAACCCGTCCCACTTCCCGCGAAGAAGAACAACGCGTCCGCTTGGCAACGTGTAAGGAACGCGGAACGAGATTTCCGCAAGAATGGGCTTCTTCCCCTTCTCGGTCTTGTCTTTCTTCCAACGCTTCAAATAGATTGGCCAAAGAAGACAACCAAGCTTGAACCACTTGTCAACGCTTTCCGCCCGGGGATAGGTTGCCCGAAGCTTCCCGGCATAAGCGGACATAGCTTTGATTGGGTCCGTTCCGTTGAAGAATGCTTCTTCCGCTTCATGCCACATTGACCCAAATTCAATGGCCGCGTTGAACCCTTCATCTTCAACAAGACCTTCAACCACTTTCAACCGGAAGCGTTCCCGGCATTCAAGGAAGTTGGACAGAAGGGAAAAGCTTATCCCGTCCCCTTCAATCCCGGGACCTTTCCAAAGGGGCTTGGGTTTATTGGTCTTGACCTTGACCGTTCCGTCTTGTGGCAACGTCCCGGGTCTTCCAACGGTCAACTTCTTCCCGCCGCAATTGCCGCAAGTCTTTGGCTTGGTCTTCTTTGGATGAAATCGAAGTTGACCACAACCGCCGCAACGATATTCCCAAGACGTCTTGGGGTTGCAAATGACGGACACTTTGTCCGGGTCAAAGGGCGGGTCCCCTTTTCTTCTGATTGGTTTCGGCATTGTTCAACCTTCTCCCCTTGCGTCATCCCAAGGCGGAAGCCCGGAACGCAATTCAAATTCTTCGGTTATGATTGCGGGTTCACCCGGAAAGAATGCCGCGGCGGATTCAACGTCCGGGAACAATAGGGCAAAGCCAACGGCCCCGTTGGGCATTTTGGAGAAGTCCAAAAGAACGGGTTCACATTGGTCCCCTTGGCAACAACTAAGTTGGACAACAATTTGTTTGAAGCCAACGCAAGGAACAACAACAAGCTTCTTCATTGCGGTCCCCCTTCAATGACATGAAGTTGAAGAACGGTCCGGAAGACTTCCGCAAGGGTCAAGACTGCCCGTTTATATGGTAAGTTCTGTTGGTGGATTGGCTTCCGCAAAATGGCGGAAGGATGAATCAACGGGACGGGGTCAAGGTCTTTGGTGAACCGTTGGGCAACTTGACCAACCGCAACCACAACCTTGGGGTGGGCAAGTTCAACCAAGTCTTCAAGGCGGGGCTTGCAAGTGTTGACTTCTTCCTTGGTTGGTTCACGCAACTTCCCGCTTGACGGGTTGTCCGTGTCTTCCCGGGGAACACAACCAACAACGTTGGTGAACGCAACCGGGACGTCCCCGGGATGAACCCCGCCTTTTTGAAACGCGTCCCCAATCATCTTGTCAAGCAAGTGTCCCGCTTCCCCAATGAAGGGAAGCCCTATTGCGTCTTCCGAAACCCCGGGGGCTTCCCCAACGAACAAGACGCGGGCAGGGATGGAACCGCGGACCAAGACAACCCGCTTGCGTCCCGCCAAGTCCGGGCAAGACTTGCAACCGTTCCAAGCCCCCTTGAACAAAACAAAGCGGTCCCAATAATCGTCTTCAATTTTCAACTTCCCTTTGTAGAATGTTTTCACGTTGGTCCCTTTCTTCTTTTGTTGTATACAACAACGCCCGTTCCGGGGCGTCCGTTGGTCAAGTCGAGTGTTGAACCGTCCGGGGCTTCCGGGCCGCGGAACGGGGCTTCACGGGTCCTTGGTCCGGGAAGCGGTCAACGGTCCTTTCTTCAACCACAACTTCACGGTTGCGGGATTCAAGGTCCCGCTTTGCCTTCCGGGCTTGTTGGATTGTGGGGAAGTGTTTTGCCCGTTGAATTCTGTCCGTCCAAATGGGCCCTTCATCCATCAACCAAGAATTCACGGTCTTCCAACGCAAGACCCAACGCTTGACAAACCGGGGCTTTTCTTTCTTCTTCATTGGTCCCTTTCTTCTATCTGTTGGGTTTATTAACTTACCCAAGAACACTATATATTCTTATTCCAGAGAATTGGAAACACGGTCCGGAATCACTTGGGTTTATTAACTTTGAAGGATTGCAAAACGAGGGAAGGCGGTTTGTTGTCCGGTTCCCTCCAAACATGAACCTTCAATCCGCGGACGTCCGCCGCTTTGCGGGCGTTGTCATCCATCGTTGCCAATTCGCAATTGAAGTCCGTCCCCTTGACCAACCGTCTTGTCTTCCCGTCCAACCACTTGGCCCAAGGATATAGGGGACGCCTTCCCGCTTTCCGCTTCGGGGGTTTGAAGTCTTTCAAAATCTTTGCCATTGGTTCAACCTTTCAATTCGCGGGAATTCAAAACATGGGACCGCGGGTCCGGGCTTCCCGCCCGGGCGGAAATCCGTTGCCGCGGAAGGACGCCAATCCTTGGCAACAAAGACCCGCGGCCCCGTCATATAGTATAGATGAAAATTGAACCGGACGTCAAGGGGTGAAAATTGGACCGTGTAAACGCGGACATTTGACCAAGGGAAAAGTCTTCTGGAAAAAGAATAGTGAAAGGTATTGCAAGGGTTTTCTTTTTCGGGTAAGCTTCAAAGTTGCGGGGGCATAATGGAAGCCCCGGACCAAGACCAATTGAAAGGGAAGAACAATGGTCAAACAAGTTTCAACTTCTTTTGTTCCCCGGGAAGCTATGGAAGCAATTCCGGAAATCTTTGCTTGGAACGAACACAACACGGAAGACCCGGACGAAGTCCAAGCAATGGAAGCGGACGTTGAAGAAGACGTCCCGTGTTCACCAACCCGGAAGGGTTTGCGGTTGTTGTAGTGTTTCACGTTTCACAATTTTCTTTCTATTGAAAGGGGACGCAATGTCCAAGATTAAATTTCCAAAGTTGGGTGTTGACCTTCAAACGTTGGGGGTTGAAGAAATGAAAGCCCTTCTCGGTTGGCAAGAAGAACCGGAAGGCAAAGATTGGGGTGAAGACTTCTTGTTCAAGGTTGGCGGAACCAAGGTCCGTCTTGCGAACAACCCAACCAACCGTCCGTTCCGTATGACGTTGGCCAAGCGTTGGGGTTCTGAAATGTTGCGGGGCAAGTGGGAAATGAACGGGGAAGCGTTCATCATTGACCGCTTGGGACACGTCCAAGACGGGCAACACCGCGGAACCGGATTGGTCTTGGCGGAACTTGAACGACAAGACAACAAGGAATATTGGGCGGAAGAATATGGAATCAAAGGTCCGATCAAAATTGACGCGTTGGTTGTGACCGGGATTTCCGAAAAGCCCAACGTTGTTGATACCTTGGGGCTTGGTCACAAGCGGTCCCTTGGGGACGTCATTTTCCGCCGCAAGGAATTTGAAGGGATTCCGGAACGGGATCAAAAGCGGTTGTCCAACGTTCTGTCCGGGGCCCTTCGGTTGGTTTGGTTGCGGACGGGCGGAAAGAAAGTTTCGGACGCCCCTTGGTTCCCCCACTCGGAAGCGTTGGACTTCTTGGAAGCCCACCCGGACATTGTCAAAGCGGTTCAAGAAATCTTCAAGCTTGAAGGCGGAACCGGGGCGGACGGGAAGTTGATTTCCCGCAAGCTTTCCTTGGCTTATGCCGCGGGGCTTCTTTACCTTCAAGGGACTTGCGGAACGGACCCGGACAAGTTTGAAGACACGGGAAAGATTGACCGGAAGCATTGGGCCGCGGCCAAGAAGTTTTGGGCGGACTTTGCGGAACCGGATGAACTTGGGAAGGGTTCCCCAATCATGACCGTCCGGAACGCCTTGGAACGGATTGACGCGTCCGGGGCAATGGGACGGGATGAAATCTTGGGAACGGTTGTCAAAGCGTTCAACCTTTACCTTGACAAGAAGAAGACGTCTTCCGTCAAAGACGTCAAGGTCAAGCGGACGAAGAACAAGACAACCGGCAAGATTGAACTTGGAGAAGAACCGCGGTTGGGCGGTCTTGACCGTGTTCCCCCGGAACCGGAACCGGCCCCGCAACCAAGCGAGAAGGGCAAGCGGTCCGGGCGGAAGAATTCCAAGACGTTGGGTTGGAAGGTTGGGGACACCGCTTGGGTTCTTGACAAGGAAGACCCGGACGGTTGTTGGTTTGGGACAATCAAAGAATTCTCCGAAGACAACAAAGTTGCCACCTTGACCGCCAAGGCGGACGGGAAGGACTGGGAAGCGGCGGTTGCTACACTGGCAACGGACAAGCCCGGAACGGACGATTGACGCCCGTTGATAATTCCGCCCCCTTCGGGGGGAAGGTCAAACCGGGGCCCTTCGGGGTTCCGGTTTTTTCATGCACAAATGGGCAAGGGAAATTGGTCATGGGAATTTTCTTTGTGCCTATATGGGTTATTTTCCGGAAAATTGGTAAAGAGTAATTGACACCGTGTAAACGCCCGATTAAACTTGAACGTAGTTCAAGCGTGTTCTTTGACAATTCGGTTGTGACGCGGCCACGGAAGACCGCCCCCCGTTCCTCCCAAGCTTGTAGGGTGGGGACCGGAACAAAGCCCGGACGGGGAGTCAAGCAAAACGAGACAAACAAACAAAACTTCAAAGCGTATAGAAAGGGAAAGACCATGACCAAGAATCAAGAACGAAACAAGAAACGTGAAGCCAACTATAGAATGGTAAGACTACCCAAACAACTTGCGGAACGCGTTGACCGGATTGCGGCGGAAATGTTGGAAAGCTATGAAAGCGGACGCGGTTGTCAAGACGTCCCGTTGTCGGAACGCGGCGGGGAATGCTTCTTTTCACTGGCAACCGTGATTGAACGGGCGTTGGATGAACTTGAAGACCACAAAGCCCGTTCCAAGCGTTCCAACAAAAAGAAGACCCAAGACACCAACCAAGACAATTGAAGCCCGATTGACGGGGCGTTGTATACAACACAATTTTGAAAGGGAAAAGACATGACAGACACAAAGCAAAACATGACGCGGGAAGAATGGTTGACTTCGGTTGCGAAGCTTGCGGAACCCATCTTCAATGAAGCGGACTTGACCTTCCCGGAACGTTGGCGGGTCACTTGCGGCTTTCCTTGCAAGAACGCAACGGGGGCCAACAAGCGGCGGGTTGGGGAATGTCATTCTTCAAGAATGTCCGCGGACGGGTCCTTTGAAATGTTCGTCACCCCAATGGTTGCGGGCAACGCGGACGCAATCAAGATTCTTCTTCATGAAATGGTTCACGCTTGCGTTGGGACCGAACACGGACACCGCAAACCCTTCTCCCAAGCTTGCAAAGCTTTGGGGTTTGTTGGCAAGCCCACCCAAGCGGAACCCGGGGACGAAGATTGGAAGCCCTTCTTTGACCTTGCGGTTGAAAGCTTCGGGGAGTACCCCCACGCAAAGTTGGACGTTTCCAACATGAAGAAGCAATCAACCCGAATGGTCAAGGTTGCTTGCCCTTGCGGTTGTTCCTTGCGAATGACGCGGAAATGGATTGACGAAGTTGGGACCCCAACTTGCGGTTGTGGGGAGCAAATGGAAGTTGCGTGACACGGACCAAGCGGCGGGGCCCTTCGGGGCCCTTTTCTTTCTGGGAAGAATTTGAAACCAAAACGAAGACAAAGGGAAACAAACATGAATATTCAAGTTGACGGACGGACACTAAAACCCCAACTTCATGAAGCGGTTCTTGCGTACAATCGGGCGGTCCGGGCCCGTTCACGGGCTTGGGACGCAAGACGGAAAGCAAGTTACGGGCAGGAATCCCGGGACGCGGAAGAATGGGCCAACCGTTGCCAAGACCGCGTCAACGCGGCGGAACCCGCAATCAAGGTCTTGGAAACCTTGGGCTTGGTTTCGGTTGCGGACGTTGAAGGCGGTTGGTTGGCAACCCAAACGTTGGGAACCAAAGACGGTTGGGCGGTCAAACGAATCAAGGCGGGGGAATACCAAGTTGAAGGGCCCCGCGGGGTTTGGCTTGTTGAGAAGAAGGGCCCGGGTGAATGGGACCTATACGCGGAAGAATGGGACGGGAAGGTTTTCGGTTGTTCCTTTGACGGACCTTGCCCGGAATTTGAAGAAAGCTTTGACACCATGAAGGAAGCGGTTGACGGGGCAAAGAAGCTTGAAGCCAAGCGGACCGCCAAACATGAAGAAATGACCGCGGGACTTTGAAAGGGAAAAGACAATGACCAAAACACTTGAAGAAATGAAGAAGACCTTTGATGAACGGAACGCGTTGATGAAGGTTTGGCAAGCCAACGCGGACAAGCTTTGGGATTCTGTCCGGTTGCCCTTGTTTGACCTTTACTTTGAAGGCAACGTCACCCGGGCCCAAGTCAACGCGGTCCGGAAGTTGTTCAACCGGGGCTTTGCCAAGGTTGCTTCCGAATACACGGACGCGGCGGACCAAGCGGACGTTGTAGTTGATTTTGAAGTGAAGGTCTTGAACAAAACTTGGCGGAAGCCCGGAAAGGTTTCCGTTGTCCTTTACTTCAACCGCAAAGGTTGGGAGGGGACATACGCTTCCATCTTTTGTGGGGCCCGGGGCCACTTCTTCATTGGTGTCCGCGGCGGGATTGAAGCTTGCCGAGGGAAGGGAAGCAAGAAAGACCTTCAACGGGCCCCGGAAATCTTCGGTTGGGAGAATTGACGCGGCAAAGCGGCGGGGCCCTTGGGACGCGTTCCCGGGGCCCTTCGGTCCGGAAGGTCTGTTGACACTTGAAACAAATTTGAAGCCCGGGTGTCCGGGCGTTGTATACAACACTTTTGAAACCCTTGGGTTTATTAGGATTGAAAGGGAAAGACAATGGCAAAGAAGATTGACTTTGGAAAAGCGTTGGCCAAGGCAAAGAAGAACCAAGCCAACTTGACGAAGAAGAAAGCGGCCCCGAAGAAAGCGGCCCCGAAGAAGACCGCCAAGCGGAAGACCCCCGCGGCCAAGCCCGGGTCCGCCGTGTTTCACGTTGCGGTTGACGCGTTGCCCGGAACGGGGAAGACCTTCACGTTGGTTGTTGGGGTTGCTTGGATGTTTCGCCACTTGCCCGGAATCTGGGAAGCGGTTTGCGAATATCTCCGGAAGGAATTCAACAAGCCCGAAGGGTGGGAACCGGAACCAAGCCCGGAACAACGCAAGATATGGGACGCCATGACCGCGGGCAAGCTTCCCCGGTTTATAACCTATATGGCATACAACAAAAGCATTGTCAAAGACTTCGGGGCCAAGTGGGCTTTTCTTTGCGATATGCTGAAACAACACGGGATTGGGTTTGGGTTCCGGACTTGTCATTCAACGGGCTTTTCCGCGGTCTGTAAAGCGTACAACATTGGGATTGAAAACATTGACGAACACAAGACCAAGACGTTGATTGAAAACGAACTTGGACAAGACCTTCGGGACTTTGCCAAGGCGGTTCCGGGCGGGGACACAATCATTTCCGCAACGGACAAGCTTGTTGAACAATGCAAGTTGAACGTTGTCAACCTTTGGGAAATGGATGAAGCCCAACAGCGGGAAGAACTTGACAAGCTTTGTATTGACTTTGACATTGACCTTGAAGGGATGGAAGACCGCGTCTTTGAATTGGTCCCCAAGATTCTTGACGCGTCCCGGGAAGAAACCCGCGTCATTGATTTCAATGACCAAGTTTGGTTGCCGGTTGTCAACAATCTTCCCGTCTTCGTCAATGACTTGACCTTGGGGGATGAAGCCCAAGATTGGAACAAAGCCCAACAACAAATTTTGTTGAAGGTTTCCAAGCCCAACAAGTGGAACAAAGCCCCGCGGTTGTTCGTTGTTGGGGACGTCAACCAATCCATATACGGTTGGGCGGGGGCGGACACGGATTCAATACCCCGCATGAAGGAAATTTTGAAGGCAACGCCCCAAGGGTTGCAATCCTTCAAGTTGACGGAAACCCGCCGTTGTTCCAAGGCAATTGTCAAGGACTGTCAAGAATTGATTCCGGAATTCAAAGCCCACCCGGACAACGCGGAAGGGTCCGTGTCCCGTGTTATGCTTCCGGAAATGTTCAACCGTCTTGGGGACGGGGACTTGGTATTGTGCCGAACAACGGCCCCTTTGGTTGCTTATGCTTTCCGCTTGGTCAAAATGGGAGTCAAGGCAAACATCAACGGGCGGAAGATTGGGGAAGCGTTGTTGTCCCTTATGAAACGGTTGAAGGGCAAGTCCGTTGAAGACATGATTGAACGCTTGGACAAATGGCACGCAAAGGAAGCGGCCAAACTTCGGGCCAAGAAGTATGTTTCAGACAACGCCTTGATTGCCTTGAATGACAAGCGGGATTGTCTTGAAGCATTCACGGAAGGGGCCGAAACCTTGCAAGACGTCCGGGACGCAATCAACAAGGTATTTGACAACGCGGAAGCCCAAGGGCGGGAAGGTGTCTTGTTGTCCACTGTCCATAGGGCAAAGGGGATGGAAGCCCGGACAATGTATATTGTTCACCCGGAATTGATTCCCCACCCCGCGGCCAAGTCCGCCAAAGACTTGCGGGGAGAATTTTGCGTTGACGTTGTTGCAAGGTCCCGCGGTCTGGAAAACCTTGTCCGGGTTGACTGCCCGAAGTAAGACGCGGAAGTTGGAGGGGCCCGGGGTTGTCCCGGGTCCCTTGTTTACACAACCACTTTTTGAAAGGGAAGATTGTGTCATCCATTGAAATCTATTCAAGCCCCCAAAGCTTTGACCCCAACCTTTTGATTGTGAAGGGTGGGACGGTTCATGAAGCCCGGGAACGGGACGGGGAAGTATATCCGGCCCTTGCCAAACTTCATCCGGACTTCAAGTTGGTCCGGTTTGACGAAGTCCAAAGCGGCGGGTTCCGCTTGTGGCTTATCCATTGGAACAACGGCCAACCGTTGGTCTTTGCCGCGGCCCGTTGCTTGTCCCGGATTGACAACGCGTTGGAAGAAGGGGCAATCCCCTTCAACTTGCCAACGCAAGACAACCACTTCCGAAGACGGACCAACTTTGACGCGGACATTGAACACGGGACGGACAAGACGGACCCGCGTTGGAACGGGGTGAAGACCTTTGAAGTTGTCTTGTTGAAAGATAGCGGGTTGCGTTATGTTCGCCAAGAAGACTTGGGTTGTTCCAAGAATTGGGACACGGTTGACGATGAAGAAGCGGTCCGGTTGTTCCTTGCGGAACACGGTTGCCGGTTGGTTACTTGGAACGTTTGACGTTGAACACTTTTTGAAAGGTTGAAGAAATGCGAATTGAAGTAAAGAACGCGGACAACTTGGCAACGCTTGTCAAAGCTTTTCCGGAAGCAAAGGTCCGGGCCCTTATTACAAGACCTTCCGTTGATTGTTGGGCGGTTGAAATCCCGGACGCGGAACGCCCCCCGTTGACCCATCAAATTGAATGGGACACGGTTGAAAGCGGAAGGGGAACCGGGGACGCCCAACGGTTCATTGTCAATGCGGACTTTGCAACCGCTTGCAACTTGTTTGACGTCTTGCAAGAATCCCAAACCGTTGCGGAAGTAAGACAACGCAAAATCCCCGGGCAGGATGAACCGCGGGAACCAAAGTTGACAACGCTTGGGGTTTCGGATTGCCCGCGTTGCGGTGTCCTTGTCAACGCGGCGGACGCGGCTTCCCATGTTTGCAAGCTTCCCGCGGAAAGTCCGGGGACCGCAACGGATGAAGAACTTGACGCAATGGGCCCGGACATTTCAGAAGCGGAAGAAGTCTACATTGCCCGAAGGGAAGACGGGACGTTGAAGACTTGGGTTTTGTTTTCCAAAACCAAAGTCATTTGGGGAAAACCCAAAGAAACCAAGCGGGAAATCTTGAAGCGTTGGAAGAAAGACAACGGACCTTGGAAGACGTTGACGAAGTTCAAGGGGTTGTCCCGTCCGTCCGAACTTGCCGCGGCAATTGCCAGCCTACAAAGTGAAGATTGAAGAAGGTTTGTCTTTCCCTTGGCCCGGGTCCCTTGGAGGGGCCCGGGTCTTTTTGCATTAAAGACAGAAAGAATTGTCAAAATTAAAGTCCCCGTGTAAACGGCGGACTTGTCAGAAGCCCGGACGCGGCCAAATAGGCGGGGGTTGCCCGGAAGGTCTAATCATACCCGGAACCCCGCGGGACGCGGCGGACGGGGGCAAATTCGCGGGAATCCGGGGACGTCCGGGGCAAGGAAAAGACCCGCCCGGGCCCCGGGGCTTGACACCCCGCCAATGGGGAAGGGGACACAACCCCAAAGGTATGGGCCCGGGACGGGCAGGGGACGGGCTTCAATTCTCGTTGTCTTCGTCCTTCATCCGGGCCAAGATTGCTTCCCGTTCCGCGGTCAATTCCTTCTTCAACAAGTCAACGCAAGTGTCAAAGTCTTCGGAAGGGAAGTCCCGCGTTTTCCAATTGACTTCAATGTGGTCCCCGTTGGGATGGAAGAATGCAACCGTCCAAGACCCCACTTCCGCCAAGGGTTCCAACATGGGAAGAAGGAACGCTTGAAGTTCAAGCAAGTCCGCGTCCCTTGATTTCATCCGGGACCCTTTCCGGATTGGCTTGGGTTTATTAGGTTTTCTTTTCTTCTTTCTTCTGATTGGTTTCGGCATTATGTCCCCGCAAATTTGAATGACTGTTGATTGGGAACTTTGACAAACCAAGTCATCCCGTCCCCGGTTTCAATTGGCAAGTTGTTGGCTTCCGCAAACTTGTCAACCGCCGCTTTGACCCCAAACCCTTTCCCTTCCTTCGGGCTTCCGTAATCATGACCGCCAATCCATCCCCCGGGCTTGACCTTGCGGATGAACTTCAAGTCTTGATTGACAAAGGGTTCCGAATGGTTCCCGTCAATGAAGACCAAGTCAACAGAACGGTTCTTCACTTGACGCAACGCCTTGGAACTTTCTTTCCGGATAAGGTCAACGCGTTCCCCAAGCGGACCAAGAAGTTTCCGGGCTTGGTTGAAGATATTGGGCCAACGCCCGCAAGGAATCTTTCCCTTTGCGTCCCCCGTCTTTGTGTATACAACAGAAGACGCCCAAGGGTCAACGCCCGTATATTCAAGGTCACGGTTGGCCGATAGAAGAACGCGTCCGTTCAACCCGCGGAAGACCCCTATTTCAATCATCCGGGCGGGACCTTCGGGAAGACGGTTCAAGATTTCTTGGGAGTACCAAGGGACCGCGGGGAACAACCGGAAAGCTTTCTGGAAAAGAAAGGTCATGAAGGTCTTTCCCGTCAACAGTTCTTCCCGCGTTGCGTCTTTGAACGCGTCCGGAATCACGTTGGTCAAATGATACAAACAAGCGTTGGGGTTGAAGCGTTGGGTTTCATGTTGGAACGGGTGGGCTTGAACTTGAAAGACCTTCCGGGCTTTGTTCCATTTGATCGGATTCAAACGCCAATGTTCAAAGCGGCGGATTGACCCCACCTTGTCCCGGTTCAATGACGTCAAGACGTCAAGACTTGTCCCCGTATACGGAACCGCCTTCCCCGCCTTCAAGCGTTCAAGTCCCCGCTTGCAACGGACCAAACCTTCTTTGATTGTGGGGCTTCCCTTCCGGGCCCCGAAGGGGCAACCAATAACCCGCGGGGCGTTGCCCGCGTGACCAACGCAAGCCAAGTCAAAAGTCTTGCAAGCTTCAACAAAGCGGGGGTCAATAGGGGCAACAAAGACGCAATCCGAATCAACCCAAATTCCCCCGAAGTTATAGACCAACCACAACCGGACAAGGTCCGCCCTTCGGAACAACGGAAGCCCTTCCGTCAACTTCAAGACTTCCCTTCCGCCCTTCATCTTCGCAACTTCCTTGGGTCCCACAACTTCAAAGTCATTGTGTAAACGCATAGTTTCAAAGCAAAGCTTTTGAAACGGGGAAGTCTTTGTCCCTTTCTTATTTTCCCAGTAAGTCCAAACCTTCATCTTTTCCCCTTCCTATATTGCGGCAAGTCCGGTTTGACATAGGCAACCGCTTTGTCAACTTGTTCCTTGGTTGGTTTCAGTTTCAAGAACTTCTTCAACTTTGTGACCACAACCCGCGGGTGGGAAAGAAGGGTTTCAAAGTTGACCGTCAACACTTGCTTTGACGGAAGGGATTCAATCAATTCTTCTTTCCCTTCCCACAACCAACGTTGATGGGCTTCAACAGTTTCATCGGAACACTTGGGGTCTTCTTTGACGTCCGCCCGATTGACCATTGACTTGATTGAATGGGCAAGGGGCCGCTTTATATGAACCACCCGCAATTGGTCCCCGCAAATATTCCGCAATTGGTCCCCGCAACGGCAAAGTTGGGGATATTTGATTGCGGCGGTTGTTCCCTTGAAGAAAGCTTCCCGCCGCTTCTCGTTGATGAACGCTTTCAACTTGGCCCAAAGTTGACCCTTGGGAATTGCCAACTTGGTTGTTGGGAAGGGGATTGCTTCTTGGCAGATTGCCATAAGCCCAACCGCTTCAAACCCGCAATTTTGGTCCGGGTCCTTTCCCCAATATCCAAGCAATTCATTCCCCAAGTGTAGACCTAAATGATATAGAACGCCCGCCATTGCGGAAGACCCGGACGCATGAAGACCAAGGACCGCAACCAACGGGGTTGACTTCGGGTCAAAGCTTTCCAGTTGTTCCGCGGGGGCCCAAAAGCGTTCCGGGGGCGTCCGTCCGGAAATGTTTGATTGACCTTCCGCTTGACCAACCAACCATTCCCAAGGGCAGTAGATACGGCGGGACCGTTGTTGATGGAGTCTTCCCAAGTGGTGGTCAATGTGTTGGGCTTTGTGCCAATCATTGCGGTTCAAATGTTTGTAGACGGTCCGCAACATTTCCGTTGACCGTATCCCAAAGCAATGCGTCCGGTTGACGTTGAACGGTTGAAAGACCGCTTTGTTGATTTTCTTTGGGGCTTGCTTGTCAATCATCAAATGTTGACCGCCCAAATATATCATCTCCCAATCTTCCGGAAGGAATTGGAAGAAGCGTTCCACTTTGGCCCGAAAATCTTTGATGAAGATTGCATCATCTTCAAGGAACAAGACGCTTTGGTGTCCTTGTTGCAACGCGTCTTCTAAGATTCGCAAGTGGGACCGATAGCAACCCCAAGCCCCGCCCCCGGCTTTCCACCAATTGGGATGTTTTACTTTCTTCCCGTCCATTGCGTCAAAGCGTTCCACTTTGCGGAAAGGCCAATCCCGCGGGACGCGGTCTTTGAAATCTTCCCAACGGTCCGGACGCCTTTTCAAGTTGACGCAATAAACCTTGTCAAATGTCCCCTTCAAATTCATTGTCCCCTTTCCTTTCTAACTTAGAACTAGAATTCCCGAACAACCGCCTTGGGGCGTATACTCCCCGGTTGGTGGCACGGGCCCCGTATCAAACCGATAGAACAACGTTGACCCGCCCCCAAGGATTGTTGATACAACCCAACGGTCCGGACCCGCGTTCCACCAAAGGACCCAACTTTCCGCGTTGGTATAATAAGGTTTTCCCGCGAAGTCCCCCGCTTCATTATATCCGCCGTTGGCGGTGTCACATGGGAAGCCCGCCCCCGTTGCTACATAATCAAAAGCGGATGAAGGGGAACCGGACGCGGATGAAAGCTTGTTAGATATTGAAGGGCTTCCGGACGCGGACGGACTTGTTGAAGGACTGCCCGAAGGTGAACCCGGGGCCGCGGAAGAATCCGGACCCGCGGAAGAATCCGGGGGTTGGCTTGAATCCGGGGCCGCGGAACTTGTGGGACCTTGACCGGAACTTGCGGGGGCTTGGCTTGAACCCGCCGCGGAAGAAACGGGGGCTTGACTGGACACCGCCGCGGACGCGGACGCGGAACCTTCTCCGGAAGAAGAAGAACTTGAAGAACTTGACCCGGAATCTTTGGACGAAGAACTTTGACAAGTACAACAAAAGGTCAAGTCAACTTCTTCAACGGGTCCTTCCGTTATACAAATTTGATTCCCTTGAATTGACAAATACCCAAGTTGAACCTTCAACCCGCAACCGTCCGCTTCAATGCCCATCACAACTTCCGGTTGGACACAAGAAGACGAAGACACGGGGGCGGATGAAGACCCGAAGCTTGAAGATTGGTAAGACGAAGACCGGGACGAAGACGGGGCGGAACTTGAAGCGGCGGACGATGAAAAAGAACCGGACGAAGATGAACAAGGGAAGGAACATTCCTTCACAATGTAAAGGTCCCCCCAAATATCAGACACCGCAAACAAAAGGGGTTCTTCACAACCAAGGTCCGCGTGACTTCCGGACTTGCAAGACGTTGACGGTTGGATTGTTTCCGGGCAAAGATTGAAAACCCGAACGTTTACACGGTCCCCGTTGTCATCCAACCGGGGAATCAATTCCGTTGAATTGACGGTTGATTCCGGGCGGATTGAATGGTCTTCGTCAAGCTTCTTTTCCCGTTCATATACACAACAGATTCCGGACCCAAGAAAGACCTTCCCGCCAACCCTACGGGCCCCGGGAATCACTTGCTTGGGTGACACAACATAAGCTTTCAAGAAGTTCCAAGGACGGTCCGGGAATTCAACCCCGGTTCCCTTGATAGGGTTGGACCGTCTTTCCCGGGCAAACTTCTTCAAGGTCCGGGCGTCTTCAAGGTCATTGAATCCGTATATTGCCATTTTGAAACCCTTGGGTTTATTAGAAGGGGCCCAAGTTCAAGTTGTTGAAATTAACCTTTGGGTATCTGTTGAATTCTTTGTATTGGGGGTCAACGCCCGTTGCCAATTTCTTTCCCGTTCCATTTTCCAAAAAGACTTCCGCGGGGTTGCCCGTCTTGTCCGTGTAGATTTCCAACTTGCCCGCGTCATTCTTGAACTTGTGTCCAACGTGAAGAACCCGGGCTTTCCAAGTGTCCACTTGTTGAACGCCCGCAATCTTCCGAATCTTGAATTTTATACGATAGGTCACGCGGACATATTTGACGCCTTCAATTGTTTCTTCGTCCGCTTGGGGTGGCATCATTAACGCGGAACCAACGGGGGCCCCATAGAACGCGGTTGAATTTGTATGGTTCCCATAATCAAGAATGATGTTGGGGTCAAAGGGATAGAATTCATAACGCTTGACTTCCAAGATTGGGACGGGGGTTTGCGTTGTCACAATCAAGGTTTCTTCCGCGTCCGTCCGGATTGGGTCTTCCGTGACAAGGTCTTTTTCCAAGACTTCTTCTTCGGATTCACCATACCAACGAATAATGGGTGTCTTGGCTTCCGGGGGTTGGTCTTGGTCTTCGTCAACGTTGGAATCAAATTGGCAAGGGACTTCCCAAAGGATTGCGGGAATTCCCGTGTTGGGATGAATTATCCGCGTTGCTTCCTTCGGGTTTTGTGAAATGCAAAACGCCCCGGACAGATTGAAGAACAAGGGGGGAATCCCCGGGGCCAAAACTATATCGTCTTCGGTCTGGGATATGTTGTCCGATAGAACATAGTAAGTTCTTCGGAACGTCTTTCTTCGGGCCCAAAGCTTGTCTTGTCTTTCAAGCGTTAGGTTTGAAGAATGACTTGCGTTCTTGATTCCAATGACTTTGGGGGCCATAGTTATACTCCGCGGAAGTTTTCTTCTATGTGTTGCAAGACCACAAGTTGGTCTTCAAGTTTGACGTTGGTTTCTTCGTTGGCTTCAAGAATCTTTTGTTGTGTTCCTTCACGGAATTGTATTTCCGCAATCTTTTGGGCCGCGGCAACGGACCCCGCTTCCAACGCTTGGCTTGGGGTAATGTTCACCCCGGGAAGACCCGTTGTTGCGGGACCGCCCTTCTTTGCCATTTCTTCCCGTTCTTCTTTGACTTGCTTGTCCGTTTCTTCCAAAGCTTTTTCCGCTTCCGTTGCGGACCGCTTGGCTTTGATGTTTTCCAACATTCTTTTCAAGTGTTGCTTTTCCGTGTTGATTGCGTCTTGTCTGCCCTTCTGATTGGCCCCAACCCTATCATTCCACTTGGCAAGATTCTTCCCCGCGTCAACCGCCGCTTGGTCAATCTTGTCATCAAAGCCCGCCCCGGTTTGGTCAATCGTGTCTTCCCAAGTGTCATTCAATTTCCCAAGTGAATTCTTCAAGTCCGCAATTTGGGCGTCAAGGTTTTGGATTGCGGAAGTTGGAACGGGGCGTCCCGCTTCCTTTTGACCCATCAACGCTTGCCTTTCATCTTGCAAAGTCCGCAAGCGGTTCCGCAATATCTGTTGACGTTGTTGTTCCAAGTCATCCGCTTTGGCTTTTGTTTCGGAAACGTCCGTCCCAATTATGACGTCCATTGCTTCCCCCAAGATTCCCGCGTCTTCCGCAAGACGAAGAATTCCGGTTGCAATGGACTTCTGAATTGAAAACCAAGTTTGAAGGACCGCCATTTTGGCCCCTTCCCAAGCTTCAATGAAGAAGGTTGCAAACCCTTCCCAAGCGGAAGCCAACGTGTCAACCACTTGAAGCCAAGTTGTTGTGATTCCTTGGCCCAAGATTTCCCAAGCGGCTTGAAGGTCACCAACCGCAATTGCGTCAATGATACCGGAAAAAGTGTCCGTGACTGTTGAAGCAATGCCCCCCAACTTCTCTGAAAAGAAACCCGCAATCCCGTCCATAATTTCCCGGGCTTCATCGGAAAACTTATACAACGCAACACCAACGCCCGTGATTGCCAAGACCACAAGACCAAAGGGGGAAATCAAAACAAGAAGAAGACCTTTCAAGATTGTCAACGCGGTTCCCAAAACACCAACACCAATTGCCGCAAGTTTGATTGCCGCGGCAACCGCAACCAATCCAAGACCAAGACCGCCAATTGCCGCAACACTTCCCACAATCGCAACAACAAGCCCTTGATTCTTTTCAATCCATTCCGCAAACCCGTTCAACATATTGACAACAAACTTGCCCATACCTTGAAGGGGCCCGGACAACGCTTCACCAATGGCAATCTTGACGCCTTCAACGGCGGACATTAACTTCCGGAAGGACCCGCCAAGCCCACTGTCCATAATTTCCGCGGTCTTCTTTGCTTCCCCTTGGCTTTCCTTCTCCAACTTGTTCAACAGTTCCAACGCGTCAACGGCCCCCCTTGCGGCCCCGGTTGCTTTTCCAAATTGACGGACACCAAACAAGATTGACAGAAGGTCCCCGCGTTCCGCGGTCCCAAGGTCTTTTGTTATCTCCCCAATTTCTTTCATAAGGTCAAGGGGCTTCCGCAAGTCCCCTTCCGCGTTGCGGAACTTGACCGCGGACTTGCCCATCTTTTCCAAGCCCTTGTTGAACTTGCCCGTGAATTCCCCTTTTGACATTCGGGCAAGGAACGATTGAAGGGCGGTTCCGGATTCACTTGCGGAAATGTTCAAGTTGGTCATTGAAGCCAACGTTGCGACCGTTTCTTCAAGGGACATTCCGAAGTCCGCGGACAACGGCCCCGCCTTGGACATTCCGTCAAGCAATCCTTCAAGACTGAAATTGGAATTGTTGACCGCGGTTGTGAAGACGTCCGCAATTCTTTGGGCTTCACTGGCTTCCATTTGGAACGCCCGCATAGTTCCGGAAATCAAGTCCGCGGACATGACCGCGTCTTCTTCCCCGCCTTCACCCGCGGCCCGGGCCAATGCCAAAACATCGTCCGTCATGTCTTTGATTGCTTTGCGGTCAAAACCCTTTTGGGCAAGCTTGGCTTGAAGGTCCCCAACTTGGACCGCCGTGAATGAAGTTGTCCGCCCTAGTTCCTTGGCTTGACTTCGCAATTCTTCCATTGATTGGGCGGTTCCATCGGAACGGGCTTCAACCTTCTTCAACGCGTCATCAAAGTCCGCAAAGCTTTTGACCGCAAAGCCAACGGGAATCAATGCCGCAATGGACTTGGTCAACATTTGTTGACCCATTGATTGCATACGGTTTGCAAAACCTTTCATCTTTGCGGAAATACGTTTCATGACCATTGCCGTTTTGTCAACGGCGGAAATCACAATGAACGCGTCCCCCGCTTTGACGCCCGCTTTGCTTGGCATAATATCACCCGTTTACACGGTTAAATTTTCTGGAAAGAACTAGTGTTGGGAATCCGGGGGATTCACCATTCCCGGGCCGCGGTCCGGGTGGTTTTGAACGCAATTCATTTCAAGGTTGTGAATCCGTTGTCCGTGTTCTTGAACCCTATGGGAAATCCCGTTAGAAAGTTTGGTATCAATTGCGGTCAACTTGTTGGACACCCGGAACGCCCAAGGGATTGCGAACGTTGAAACAATCGTCAACACCGCCATGAAGACCGCAAGGATAATTTCCGCCGTTGTCATTTTCAAAGCTTCCTTTCTATCGGTTCAAACTTCCCCGCCAAATTGCGGGAATCTTTGGCTTGGCCCGGACCCAAGCGGGTTCCATGAATTGACGTTTTGGAATCTTGACGGTCATTTTCTTTTTGCGGGGAATAGCAACCACCTTCCCGCCCCGCGTCTTGAAGTCCACCTTGGACCGCCGCTTCGCATACTTCCCGGACGTCTTCTTTGTGTGCTTGTGTAAGAACCCACCTTGTTCAAAGACGGTCCGTCTTGCGGTCCCGCCGTGTTCATGAAGACCGGGGACTTGGTCTTTTGAAAAGCCAACCATTCCAATCATGACGGAAGACAGTTCCGGGATTGAAAAGATAAGCTTGAACGGGTCCCCCGGGGCCCGGGAACGCGGGGCTTTTGGGGGTGTCCGTGGACGGGTTGTCTTCTTCTTCGCGGGTCTTCCAATCTCGGAACGGGCGTTGCCCCGTACAATCATTCCAAAGCGGGACAAGGGATTCTTGGCTAGCTTCTTCCAATTACTTCGGACAACTTGACGTCCGAAGAAGTTGATTTTGACTTTGGGTTTGATTGCTAACATTATCTAATACCCCGTGAAACCATAGCGTCCCCAATCTTCCGCAACATGAAGAAATTGTCTTGGGTAATTTGAAGACCGCGTTTCTTTGGTGGTTTCCTAAATGGGTGAAAGTCAAACATTGACTTTGGTGAAATCCGTTTCTTTGAAGCTAAGTTGTGAACCGTGATTGTAAGATTGTGAAGCAACGCGGCAAGCGTTGAAGTATGGTCCCAAGTTGTGACAATCTTTGCGTCATAAGCTTGAATGACTTGTTTCAATGTCAACGGCCAAAGTTCCGAAGGGGGCCAACCCAAAACCCCAATCATTTGGAAGACTTCCCGCCAAGCTTTGTCAATTCCTTTTTCATTTTCCCCACTTCCGCCGTCAATTGCTTCTCCATCAACTTGTCTATTTCCGGAAGAAGGTTCTTGATTTCCAGATTGACCCGGGCTTCCGTCTTCTTCATTTGTTGAAGAAAGGTCAACAACGCGGTCTTGTGGTCTTGGGTAAAATCCGCAAGCCCACCCCAAAAGGCTTCTTTGGCTTGGGTCAAAGTGGGACCGTCAATTCCGGACAAGAATTCAAGTTCCGCTTCATGGAACTTTTCCGGGCTTTCATCCGGGTCAATGTCCATGTTCTTTTTGCAACGGTCAAGGTTGCAAAGGAAAATGATGAAGAAGACCAACGAGGGGTTCCCCATGAATTCCATGAAAAGGGGTTTGTCCGGGGACAACAAGGAAAACTTCAAGTCCGTCAAGTTGTCCTTGTCTTGTCTGTCAACAATCAACGCCTTCTTCATGTTCAAGGAACAATCCCAAGTCCGCCCCTTTGCATCTTGGAACGTGAAGTCTTCCGCCGCTTTGGCTTCATCCGCTTTTGTCAATTCCGTCATTTTCGTCCCCTTCAAGCGGCCCCGGGTCCGCAATAGAAATGTTGACCCCGCCAAGCTTGACCATTGCCAGAAGTTCCCGGGCTTCCGTTACAAGCTTGTCAAAGTTTTCAATTAACGCGTCAAGGTCTTCCGCGGTTTCCCGTTCCCTTATTTCTTCAAGGGTCTTCATTGCTTCCGCGGCAAGCTTGGAAAACCAAGCCCCCGCGTTGCCAAGATTCCGCAAGTTTTGACCAACCATTTTCAACCCCTTGGGTTTATTAAAGTATTCCGGGTTCTATGTCCCCGGGTTCCCCTTCAAAATCAAAATACCCGTATATTTCAACGGACCCGGAACGGGCTTCTTTCGCAACGTCTTCCATCCGGTTCCAAGCCCCGCCGCGTCTTTCCCCGTTCAACGGGTCCCCATGAGCATTTGGCCCCCATTGGTTCCCGCGGTAGAACGCGGGGAAGGGGTCCCGCAAAACGTCCGTGAAATGCATTTGATGGGCCCAAGACCCGGACGGGTCAAAGGTATGGTGTCCCTTATACTCTGTCACGCGGAACCCTTGCATTGACGCAACCGTGAACATGATTCCCGCTTCAAGGGCTTCCGCAATCTTGTCAACGTCCTTCATCCGGACAATCTTGATTTTGTTGTCCGCGGCAACGGGGAAGAACTTTTCATATACGGGGTTGTTGACGTTGCGGCGGTTGCCCCAAGAATCCGAAGTCCCCGCATAGGGCGGGACCCCTTCATCATCCGCAAACAAGACACCATATTGATTGACACCCTTTGCCCCCCAAGCCCCGGTTGAACCGGCCCCGGACATTCCCCCGCCAATTTGGTTCCGGGAAATCGCGTAAAGCCAAGGGGTGAACCAAGGGCGGATTCTTTCTTCTTCCTTGAACAATACGCGTTCAATGATTGACCGTTGTTGCCCCGTCATTTCCAAACCCGCGGCAACACAATTCCCCGTGTCTTGAAGATGAATTGGGAACGGGGCGTCAAGGTCCCCCGCCGCAACCGCTTCTTTTTCAAGGTCCCAAGTGAAGGGACGCTTTGAAGAACCAATCTTCTTCAAGCGTTGGGAAATCTGATTGTCCACAAGTCCCGAAACGTCCGTATAGTCAAACGCAACGCCCGCTTCAACGGCAACGTCAAAAGCAACTTGTTCCGCCAACGGTCCTTCCCAACCCATCAAATGAACGGGGGCTTGGTTTGCTTCCATGACAACCAAGGGACCGTCTTGCGGCCCGGGGAACTTTTGTTGAAACATCGTCAAGCCCTTTCATTTGATGGAGTCTTTGAAGGTTGTTGTATACAACGGCGGTTCAAAAGCGGCGGACCCAACGGACCCGGGGAAAGAATAGTCCGCGGCGGACCGGGACCCAACGCGGGACCCTACGGGCCACAACCGGGGCGGGGCGGACCCAAACTTCAACCGGGACTTCAATGACGTCCCCGGGGACAATATCAACAACGTGGGGCCGCGGGATTGCCAAGGTTGGCATTGGGGCGGGAATGACCACCCGGGACGGGCAGACTTCACAACCCCCGGGCGGACACTGTCCGGACGCGTCAACCGTCAAGACAAGGAAGAACGCAAGGACCGCGGCAACGTAAAGGAAAAAGTTGGACATAGTGTTCCCCTTCAATTCACAAGTTTCAACCCTTCCGCAATCTGCCCGTATAAACGGGCCCATTCGGAAAGGGGGACTTTGGACAAGTCCGGGATTGAACGGCGGATATTTTCTTCAAGGGCGGAATCAAATTTGACGTCCCATTCCAACGCCCGGGCCCGTCCCTTGGTTTGGTCTTTGTAAAGGTCAACGAACGATTTCACATTGGCCGCTTTGACACTTGCCCGAAGTTCCGCGGGGGTTTTGTAAACGCCCGCGTTGTATGCGGAAACGGTTGCTTCCAACGCCCGGGACAACGCTTGGGCTTCTTGCTTGCGGTTTGGGTTGGTGATAAGTTTTTCCGCGTTGGTCTTTGTCCACTTGGCCCAACCTTCGGGTTCCGGTTGCGGCGGGTCCGGGTCCGGGTTGGGGTCCGGGTCCGGGGGAGGGTCCGGCCCCGGGTCCCCCTTGACCCGGACTTCTTTCAAGTTGTGTTTCCGTCCTTGGTAGTCAATCAGAACGATTGTCAACGTTGCGGGCTTATGGGATTGAAGCAACGCGGCGGGCGTCCGTCCCATAATGTCCCAAACAACATAGAAGACCCCTTGCGGTTTGGGGACGCAAAGAAGACCAATGTTGGGCGGGTCCGCGGTCAAGTCTTCAAGCTTGACCCCCTTGATTGTGAACATTGCCAATTGGCCCGTTGGGACTTCGTCCGGACCGTCAACGGAAATGTCCCCAATGGGACGCGGTATTTTCTGGAAAGAATCTTCCGCCGCGTTCAAGCGGTTGTCTTGGTCAAGCGGAAGCAAGTGTCCCGCAATCAAAAGGTAAGACGCAATGAACGCAAAGGAAAGACTTACAAGCCCCGCCAAGTGAAGACGCTTCTTCATTGGTGTCCCCTTTCAAGAATGGTTGGGTTTATTGGAACGCCCGGGGTCAAGTGAAAATTGACATAAGGGCTTTGATGAATTCCAAAATCACTTCAAGGATTGCCCGCAAGTTTTCCGGGTCAATGGAAACGGATTCAACCGCGGCCAACCGCAAAACGGTTGTTGTGATTTCCGCGTCTTTCCGGGCCCCGCGGCGGAACCTTCGGGCAACTTGACGGGGCCGCAAGTCCAGTTCTTCCGCCGCGGTATTGACAACGCGTTCCGCCGCGGCCAAACAAAGTTGGGCTTGTTCCATCGTCACGGGTTTTGGGGACGCGGCCATTGCGGCAACAACTTGGTTCAATGCGTCTTCTGTCTTTGACATTTCATTCCCCTTCTATATCTTCGGGTTGTGGCGGATTGGAACCAAAAGCGGACCGTCCGCCAAACCGGACCGCGTAAAACATGACAACGCGTTTCCAAAACGGGACCTTCAATTCTTTCATGACATAGCGGAAGATTGCGTCCGCAAGGAAGCGGTCAACAATCTTTCCGCGGTATAGCCAATCATGAAGGACCGCCGCTTTGTTGTGTCTTCCCCAAGGCGGGAAGATTGACCAAAGGGGAATCCCAATCCGGCCAACCCAACCCAACCAAGACGGAAGGGCAGTCTTGAACCACTTGGGAACCCAAGTCAAAGGGACACGTTTTGGGACGCTTGCGAAGTCCGTTAGAAACCCCGCGGGGACCGTGATTGACCAAGGGTCCCCGTTGATTCCAATGTCAACCGTGAAATCTTCTGTCAACTCAAAGACCGTCCGTCCCGTTGACGGGTCAATCCCGCGGTCTTTCAAAAGAAGTTCACCAATTGAAATCCGTCCCATGACTTCCCCTAGTCTTCTTCGGGTTTGTCCTTCGGTTTCGGGGCGGGGGCCAACGGGGCTTTTCCGCCCGTCAATTGCTTCACTTGGAAAGCTTCCCCGTCAATGACTTCTTCAACGGTTTCAACTTCCGCCCCTTGCAATAGGGCTTCCAAGTCAACTTGGTCAACGAAGATTTCTTGGTCTTCGTCCATTTCTTCGGGCGTCCCCAAGCGGATACCTTGTCCGAACGCTTCCGCGTGGGAGTGGTCCGGACGGGCTTCAATGGCCGCTTTGATTTCACCAACGGAAATCCCAACCTTTTGATTGCGTTCAACAATCATCTTCTTGACGGGACCCTTGGGACGTCTTGCGGCAAGACGTTGTTTCAACGCTTCAAGTTTGCTTGACACTTGTTCCCCTTTCAATTTTCAAAAGTGGTTGTGTAAACGGACGGACGCGGGTTGCTAGGTCACGGACCAAGACGGGTCAATTTCCGTCCCCGCGGGTTCTTCCATATAGGCAACCGCCAAGCGGACGTCATGTCCGGACACTTCTTCAAGCGGTTGGTCCCAAGGGAATTGTTCAATCAACGCGGGAAGAAGAAGACCTTGGTTCCCGGAAACGGCAATGTCCGCGTTGAAGACTCCCCATTGCGTTGGGGTTCCCGCGAAGAATTCCGCAATCAAGGTTGCGAAGACCGCGGTTCCCAATCCGTGAATCATCCGGAATTCAACGGAAATGGATTGCATAAGGGTTGCCAGATTCTTTGTGAAATCGTTTGCCCTTCGTTTCAGTTCCGCAAGACCCATTGCAAGGTCCGGGATTGAAACGTCACCGATTTCCGAAACTTCTGTCCAGACCGGGACCGCAACGGTTCCCGTGTTCTGATACAACTTCATTTTGTGGCCAACGGTTGGCGGCATTGTCTTTCCTCCAAGTCTTGGGTTTATTCAATTGCTACATTGAAAAAGGAAGTGAAATAGACTTCAAAGAAATTTCCTTCCCGAAGTCCCATGAATGAAAATGGGGTCCCGTTTTCGTCCGTCAAATATTCGGACCGCAACCAAGACGCCCAATCAATTTCCGGGTCAACGTCCTTCCGGACCGTGTCCAACAATTGTTCCGTCAAAAGTTTCAACGCGTCAATGGTGTCCGTGTCCGTTGGCAAGACCGCCCGTTGGTATCCAATTTGGACGGGGATTTCCGTTGTTGCCGTGTTGGTCCGGGACTGCCCGCGTTGTTCATTGGCCCCCATTCCCACAATATAAAGTTTCCCCGCGGGGGGAAGTTCTTCAATCTTTTCTTTGGGCAAAGCTTCCCGGGCAACAACAAAATCGTTGACCTTATATTCCGCCGCGGCTTTCCGGGCGTTGATTGCGGCTTCAATCTGTTTTTCGATTGTGACCAACATTGCTTCCGCCATAACGTGTCCCCTAGATTGAAACCTTGTTGGTTATTTGGTTTCCGTCCGTATCAAACAAATAAGCGGTCCCATGAAAGACGCCTTGAACCGCGGGGTTCCATTCCGCTTGGTCAACGTCCGCGTCAAGGGGCAAGACCCAAGACCCCGGACCAACCTTGACGTTGTCCCCGTCATCGGAATGAATGTCTTCAAACCCGGATAAGTATTGGTATCCGCCATTGGGCGGGGGGTCCCCGTAATATGCGAAGATTGCCGCGGTTGTGAATGCCCCGCGGTCAACGGAGAAATAAAACGCGGTTGTTGGTCCCACAAAACCGGATTCCGCCAAGTTGTCAACCAACAAGGGTGAATGATTCAAAGCAAAGGGGACGTCATTGACCTTTGCGGGAAGCGGGGAACCCGGGGCCGCAATGGTTCCGAATGAAGACCCGTTGTCTTGGGCGTCTTCGGGGGTTGGCCAACCTTCAAGGGCAATTCCCCAAGTATTGGCGGACGTCCCGCTTTGCGTGAATTCCAGTTCTTCCGCAAGGGTGAAGACCCATTCCCCCGCGGGCTTGGTCAAGGAAACGATTGCGGGAAGCGTTGTTTGGGCAAGCTTCAACAACTTCCCCAAAACAAAGTCATCGTCATCCGCGGCGGGTCTTTCACAAATAGCAATGGGGGCGTCCCCGGAAGCAACCGCGGAACCGGACGTCAAGTCCCATTCAATGACCGCCCCGTCTTCAAAGGTGACACCGCCCCCCGCTTCCTTTTTGAACTTATATATTCCTTGAACGTCCGCGGAACCAAGTTCCCCGGGTTCAAGGTCAAAGTTGACAACGCCCCACAACCAACCCGCGTCCGGGGTCCGGACTTGGACAACCGTTCCCGCGGCAACCGCAAGGGACGGAACCCAATCAATGTTCAATTGACTTCCATATTCAAAGACCGCTTGTTGTGTCATGACAGTCCCCAACGTTGTTCAAGGTATTCAATCAAGGCTTCACGGTCCGTCCCGGCAATGTTTCCATTGTAGAACAAGACTTCCCCAATGTTCGCGTTGCAATTGGTGCTTCCGCTTGTTGCCCCGAAGGTCAACGGTCCGGTTGGGTTCCGGTTTCCCGCGTCCCCAACTTCAACGGTTCCGCTTTGGTCAATCTCGGAAAAGTTATCATTGAACAAGAACCGCAAAATGTTGGGGTCCGTGTTCGCAACAATGGAAGATACAAATTGCGTTGGGGCGTCAATTACCCAATATTCCGTGTCCGCTTGAACTTGACAGAATATGGTTTGACTATCAATTTGGAACAAGCGGGAAAGATTCCCGGAAACAAAGTTGAAGAATTCAAGAACCGCAAAACAAGTGTAAGGTTGAACCAATGGTAAAGCGGGGGTTTCCATTTGGTTGCGTTGGTCATGGACACCAAAAGCCAACGCGTTCCGTCCGTTCAACAAACCCATGAACGGTTGACGGGAACCAAGGGCTTGGGTCAAGTGATAATCATTTCCGGACTTGTCATCCCATTGGGAAACATAACCCCCAACTTCCGTGATTGTGGAAAGGTCTTGACCGTCAAACCAAGCAACCAACCCGGGAATATCTTCCGGGGTGACAACCGGAATGGGTTCTATCGTCCCCATCAACTCCGTGAAGACACGGATTCTTTTCCGGGAAGAAGTTGTGTATTTGAAAGGCGGGTCTTCCGCCCCGCGGGAAACCAAGCGGTATTGATTGCCTTGGAAGGTGACATAGTCACCAACAAGGGGCTTCACTTCTCCGGAACCAAAGTCAACCGCGTCCGCGTCAATTGCAAAGTCTTGGAATTCAACTTGTGTAATTGCAACGCCCGGGATGAATTCCTGCCCTTCCGCAAGGATAGGGGCAAGGGTGATTGGGTCAATGGTTCCAACACCCGGGCGGACATACGTTCCCGCAACCCCGTTCACTGTCTTATGACGGGGGCCCAACAAGTCAAGGCGGTCTTGGAAGTTGTATGGGGACATTTGCGGAAGTGGTTGTGTAAACGTTCAAGTTTAGAAAGAACCCCGGGACCCGGACCAAGGGGCCCCGGGGTTGACGAAGAAAGGGAAGCTTCTTTGACTAGGTGTTGACGGGTTGGACCGCTTGGAGAAGAAGCCCAATGACAAAGTCATCATCGTCCGCCGCGTCAACGAGACAGACCGCAACGGGCCAAGCCCCCACGGTTCCGGACGCAACGGCGGTTGCCCCGGCATAGTCCCAATCAATTTCTTCTCCGTTGGTGAAGGTGACACCGCCCCCGGCTTCCTTCTTGAACTTGTAAATTCCGCGGACGTCCGCGGCCCCAAGTTCATCCGCTTCAAGGGCGGAAGGAATAACCCCGGACATGACGTTGTCAGAACCGTCATCCAAAACCTTGACCACCTTTCCCGCAACGGTTGCCGCGGCGGGCGTATAGTCAATGTTCAATTGGTCCCCTTGATAGAAGACCGCGTCTTCGTTTTGTGCCATTGTTCAAAACCTTTCAAAAGCTTTGTTGACTGTTGTTTGGAAACGTTGGGTTTATTGGAAAAGTAAAAAGGGCCCCGGGTAGTTCCGGCATAGGGAAGACAAGCCCCGGGGCCCTTCTGTCGGGTCCGGGCTTATTTGCCCGCGTTCTTGATTGCTCCCATTGGTTCATTTTCGGCAACGCCCCAATCGTGGTAGGAACGCCATTTCATGCCGAGGGTTTCAAAGTCCGCGTCCGTGCTTTCAATCACGGGGGTTGTGTTCCCGTTCAAGAAGCCCACAACAAAAGCGGCCAAGACCGCGGGGTTGGCGAACATATACCATTGGTCCCCGTCTTGGCCCGTGAAGGCGGTCTTGTCCATTTTCAAAACCGCCGTGTTGTTGACAACGGGCGAAACAATCGGGGTGAACTTGTTGACATGGGGATTGCGGGCAATCACCCTTTCCGTTGCGGACGCGTCATCCAACCAAGCAACGTTGGTTTCTTGGAACAAGTCCCGGGCGTTGACTTCGTCTTGGGTTCCAACCAAGATTCTGTCCGGGGAAACCAAGACGGGTTTGTCATCATGGACTTGGTCACGGAAGGCGGTTTGACTTCCCGTCAACCCGTCAATGGTCAAGTCACTTCCGGCCCCCGTCAAAAGGTTGCCGTTGGCAAGGTCAAAGAACCCGGACGTTTCCGCGTTCAAGACAAGTTCCAAGACCGCAAATTCAATCGCCAACGCGGCCAAGCGGCCAAGGGCGGTTGGAATCTGTTGGAACGCGTCTAAGTCATCGTTGACCATATCCTTGCGGGTCAACGCAAGAATCATCCCGTAGGTGTCACCTTGGACCGTATACTTTTGGTCCGCGAATTCACCGTGTTTCAGTTCACCGGCTTTCCCAACTTGTTGGTATCCGCCCGTGACCGTCAACCGATAGGATGAATGGGGTTTGAAGTCCGTCAAGTTGCGTCGGCCCGTGATAAGATTCCAGACCGTTTCTTGGGCCGAATAGGAAGCAAGAAGGGTCTTGTTCGCAACATTCTCCAGAATGTTGGAAGCGGCCATTGTGGAGAAGCCCCCGGACGCTTTCAATTCGCGGTCCGCGTGAAGGAACGTCTTGATATAATCATCCGATTTCCGGGACCCGTGATAGGTCTTTCCCGCGGCTTGAATGTTCAAGTCCATGAGATACTGAAGACCAATGTTCCGGTATTGGCGGGCGTCCGCCGCTTCCAAGACTTCGGGCTTATACCAAGTTTCCAAACCGTATTCGTTGCCGGTTTGGTCTTTGGTCTTGGCCCGGATTGGAAGGTCCGGGTTGATGGACCGAAGAATTGCCACTTCCAACGCTTCCGCTTGAATGTCCGTGTTTTCCATCCGGACGCCTTTGAAGTTGGAGGGGGTGGGATAGCTTGCCCGGCGGCAAGCAAGTTCAAGGTCATCCGGGGACGAACCGTTGCGGATTGCGTTCTTCTTGGCGGACGCAAGTTTCATTTCTTTCCCGTCCCAAGTGACAACGTCAACGTCATCCTTGAACTTGGCAAAGACAGACTTGATTCCGTCAACGCGGTCTTCTTCGTCCGCTTCCGCTTCCCGCTTGGCTTGCAAAGCAACGGCGGGGTCAACGGGGTCCGGTTTGGTTGCCGGTTGGTTGTTGTTCGGAAGCGGCGGGGGCGTCTTCTTCCCGGCTTCCAAAATCTTGTGGGCGTCATAATGGGCCCGAAGCTTTTTCTTTTGGTCTTCGGACAATGCGTCCGGGTCAAGACCCATAGCTTTGACAAATTCTTCAAACATCGTCTTAATTCCTCCAATGGAAGTTGTGGAATGGTTGGCGGCAATCTTGGCGGAAGTCCGATTGTCCGCCCCAAGAACCGTGATAGTCAATTCCCGGATAATAGACTTTTCGGCAACAATTAACGGGCCCCGCCAAGTCCGCCCGTTGACTTCAACGCTTTCACCTTCTTCAACAATGGAACCTTGAACAATCCCCGCCCCCAAGGACACTTGAAACGGGAAGCCCCGCTTTGCGTCTTCAACATAGGTTTGGGCGGATTCACTTGAAGAAGAAACAATCCCCGCCGCGGCAACCAAAGGTCCGTTGCGTTGTTTGCCGTTGACCTTTGCGGAACCGCCCGCGGGGATGATTGCTTGTTCTGTTGTGTGGCCAATACGCAACGTCGTGTCATGGTCTTGAACAACGGGCGTTCTTCGTTGGTCAAACTTAGCCCCCGCCAAGTCTACAATGACCGGATAGATGAATCCCCGGACGTCCATTGGGCGTCCCGTATTGGCCGATAGATAAAAAGACGGGGTCTTGCCTTCCCCGCCTTCCGGGTCCGCCTTGGCTTCAAAGAAGTCCACTTCCCCGTTGGCTTCAATGTTGAACGCAAAGGGGTCAAGGGCAAGTTCCGCGGACGGGTCAAGAACGGATTCAATGTCAATCAGTTCCCGGGAAGCTTTCAAGGGAAGTTCCCCAAGCGGACCCAAGTTCAACGGTTTGCGGTTCTTCATGTTCGGACCCCTTCAATTTCAACGTGTAAACAACAAGTTTGAATCAACCTTCATTGTCCCCTTTTCTGGGAAAGGGTTCAAGGTTTCCCGCTTGCTAGCCCCTATAAAATCCCGGACCTATTCTTCGGATTCTTCGTCCGGAACGGAAGAAACGGACGGGGCCGCTTGGGTTCCCGTTGGCAGTCCCAACCGTTCACGGATTTCCAAACCTTCTTGAACTTCTTCCGCCCAATCATCAACGTCCCGATTGAAATAGGTTTCTTGAATGTCTCGGTCCGTCATGATTCCATCCCCGCGTTGTTCAACAATTGCCTTGGCAACCTTCAACGGGTCCGTATGGTCAAGACCAACCTTGGGCCAACGGTATTCATGTTCCGGGATAAATTCCCGAAGGGACGGATTGTTTACAAACATGGACTTTTCCGGGGACAATTCTTCATCAAGATACCCGGGCAACAACTTGGCTTCATCCCACCAAAGTTCCGTCATTGTGTCCAAGACGTCTTCTTCCGCGGTTGTCCGTTCTTCCTTGATTCCGTCTTGATACAAGTGTTCATCAACAACGGCGGACGCCATGTTGGAACCGCTTGAAGTTCCGGAACCAACGTTGAAGGGAACGAGAAGGGGCCGCAAGATTTCACGCAAGATTATGTCAACAAACTTGTCAAACATTGCCCCGGGTTGTTCTGCCCGCATTTGTTTTAGGGTGGTTCCCCAAGGCAAAGAAGTAATCATCCCATATTCAATTGGGAAGACGTCAAAGGGGTCATCAACAAGCGGGTTGCCGTTTCCGTCCGTCCAAGCGTTCATGTTGGGCGGACCTTCGGATTCAATGACCGCGGAAAAGTCCGCGGCGGTTTCCGCGGCCCGTAGAACCGCAAGGGTATATCTTCGCAAGATTGCACACAAAGGAAGGGACGCGGTTGTTTCAGGAATGCCCCGCAACCAACCGCGGTCTTGGCGGAACCAATGGACAACAAACTTGGAATCAATCCAGTCCCCGCCAACCTTTGACGCAAAGAAGTTGTATAGGGCGGACCCGCCCGGATGAAGATTCAACAAGTGATATTCAAGCGGGACGTCATATTCATCAAAGCGGACCCCGTCCACTTCGTTGACATTGTCTTTCGGTTTGACTTCGGGGAACATTGTTTCCGAAGAAACGCGGTCCGCTTCCACACAAAAGAAGTTCAACTTGACGCGGTCCCGGTTTCGCAAGTCTTGGTAACCAAAAGCAAACCCTTCCCCGTCAACCCGCTTGGCAAGGGCCAACCGCCAAAGCTTCTTCCGTCCCTTGATTGCTTTGAACCAATTCCGCCAACGTCTTTCAATCGTTTTCTTTTGGGTCTTGGACAACCGCGGGTCCGTAATCTTCAACGTTGGTCCCGTCTTGACCGTGTCCCCAACCAACGTCAACAAGACGCCTTTCAAATACGGATTGTTTTCAATCGTTTCATATCGGGACCGGGACCGAAGCTTGCGGCGGACCGTCAAGGAATTTGCGGAATTGGGGTCAAGGTTGTCCGCTTGGGCCCAATGGTTTTCATTGCCCGTAAAGGTTTGGGCGGAATCATACTTGGCCTTGATTATCTGTTGACGCAAGGAACGGATTTCATTCCGCAACGCTTGGTCTTGGGATGAAAGAAGCGGGTTCCCGTGTTGGTCAACAAGACCCTTCTTGATTGCAACCATTATTCCTTTGCCTTTCTTCCTTCCCAATTGGCGGACCTATACCAAGGGACGGGTTTGAAATCTTGTTCACTGTCCATCCCTTCCCAACTATGTATTTCCGTTTCATATTCGGGAAGAAGATTGACCAACGCTTCATTCATTGGCCGATATTGACAAGCCAGTTGTTGACGCAATTCTTTCCACTTGGGACCCTGCCCGGACTTGCGGTCCCGGTTTATTCGTTCCACTTCAAAGGGTTCCACCCCAAGGAAGTGGAAGACCTTTTGAAGTTCTTCAACCGTGTTGTTTCGCAAATGTTCCGTGAACGTGATATTGACTTGTGAACGGTCCCAAAGGTTGAAGATATGTTGAAGTTGGGGAGTGTAACAACCCCGCCAAAATGAATCCGCCCAAAACTTGTGTCCGCGTCTTCGGTCAAAGGTCTTGCAACTAAGGAAGCGGAAGACGGGGTCCCGAAGTATGACAAGCAACTTGACGTCCGGACAAAGCTTCTTCATGAGACACATTGACCAAGGGTCCGCCATATAACGCGGGGACTTTTCCCCCGTGACCGGGGCGGGATTGTCAAACAATCCTTGATACCACTTCAACCCCTTTTGGAACTTCTTTGGGTTGTCAAAGAAATGGACTTCCCCAAACTTGTGTTGAACGGGTTTGACTTGCGGGTGTTGCCCAATCATCTTGTGAAAGACGGTTGTTCCCGCCTTCATTGCTCCAACCAAGATATAGTCCGGGTTTCTTCCCATTGCCTAATCTTCCATGACCAAGACTTGAACGAGACAATCCGCGGTGTCCGCTTTCAAGTGAACGGTCTTGCCCGGGGACAACCGGAAACAAGCGGGTTCACCCGGACCCATTCTTCCATAGGGATGAAAGACCGCGGCAACTTCGGGCCCGTGTTCAACAAAGTTGTCCGCGTCAAGGTTTTGGAAACGGGCCCAACCTTCCGTCCCTAGTTCGGACAAGTCCAGATTGACACCCGCAACCGGAACCGTGACCGTTCCCGGGACCCCGCCCCCGTCATTGTTTTGGGTGAACGTTTCCCGCCGTTGGCCCGTGTTCCCGGAATCCCAACCCGTTTCATCGTTCTTGGCTTGGAGGGAACAAGTTGTCAAAATACTTCCCATTGCTTCCCTTTCAATCTGATTGTATAAACGTCAAGTTTTCAACCGTGAAGGTTGGACCCATGACCGCGTCAATATGCTTCCAAAGTGGGACCCCGTTTTCTTCGCGGGCAAGGAAGTTCCGAAAAGACGGAAAGCCCCAACGTCCGTCCGGAAGTTCTTCAACGTCCGCCCAATGTTCCGTAGGTTGTTTGGAAGGGTCCGCGGGTGTCCCGTCCGCCGCGTTCTGTCCAACCAAGTTTCCGTCCCGGTTGACGATGAAGCCCATAAGTTCCGCAAGGTCCCGCATACCTTCTTCCGCTTGGGATAGGGCAAGGAACGCGTCCGCTTCATCTTCAAAGATATAGTATTCCGCCATTGGTTCACCTACGGGGGATCAAAACCCCATTGTCCGCAAGACCACTTTGCGTCAAGGTAGTCTTCAATATCCGCCGCTTCTTGTGAATAGTTAATATCAAATATTTGGTCAAAGATTAGAAGTTCCGCAATGTCACCCCGCCAACGGTTTGTATTGCTTCCAAAGAAAGAAATCTTTGACCAAATAGGAAAAGGGTCATTGGCCCCGCTTCCGCCATTGGCCCGGGGCGTTGATTGGTAAATGTTGTTACGGTTGGCGGTCTTGTCATAACGGGCCCTATACATTGACCATTGGTCCCCACTTCCCGCGACAATGTAAGAACCGCCCGCCCCTTGACCCGGACCATACCCCTTGTTGATATAGAAAGAAGGATTGTGTTCCGAAGGTGGAAAGCGGTTGGTGAAACCAACGCGGATATGTCGCAACGTTTCCAACGGGTTTTGGTGTTGGTCAATAAACCAACCCCGGGCCGCAACTCCGTCAATGGAACCTTGTTCCGCGTATCCATAACGGGCAACCGCCCAAATTTCCCCTTCCCAATCATTGACCCGAACTTCCGGCCCCGCAATCAAACCGCGGCAACCTTCCCCGGACAGTTGCAAGAAGGGACGATTGTTCCGAAGTCCCCAATATGTATTTTCCGGATTCTCTGTTGTGGCAATGTCGAAAGTGGAACCGTCCGTCCCGCGGTTTGTCCAACCCGTCAAGCGGCCCCCGTTCCATTGGGCCCCAAGTTCATCCAACCAAATGGAAGCGGACGCCATGATTGCGGGGGCTATTGGTTGCGGTGGGGGCGTTGGCGGATTGGGCAACGGTTCAACCGCGGGTTCTTCAATCAATGACCGCCGCGGACCCATGACGGGATTGACCGTTGGTTTGAATCTTTCACTTCGCATTGTTTTCCCTAATCCGTGACAACGTGCCCTTGTGCCATCATTGTGAACCCGTCAAGTCCCGTCAAATCGTCTTGGACAAGAAGTTCAAGCTTTTCACTGAAACCAAGGCGGATAACAACCCCGTGTTTGGATTGTCCGCCATAAGTATTACGGAAGCGGAACCCGTTCAAACCCGCGGGGGCTTTGTCCGCATATTGGGCGTCAAAAGCCAACAACGCAATTTCCCCGTTGGACTTCACGTTCCAAATGTTTGTCATGTCCCCATTGTTGGCCCGAAGAACAATCCCATTGGTCAACGCGGACCCGCCCCCAAACTTTCCGTCATCCATTGCGGTTGCGTCCAATATGTTTCCCATAATGCGGACAATGTCAACTTCAATGTTGGTTCCCACGGGGCCAATCTGGAAAATTTGCGGGGAAGCCAATGAACCCAAGACATTCAAGTTGGTGGAAGCAAAGACAACCGCGGACGTTGCGGCGGGGTATGTCTTGTCAATGGGAGTGTCAAGTGTAATGACGTTAACCGCAATGACCAAGATTCTTCCAAAGTAAACGTTCCCCGTCCCGCTTGGTATAACGACTTGTTGGCCAACAACCATTCCCACGGAACTTGTGACGTTGATTGTTGTGTCCCCGGGGCTTGCGTCCGCGGTCAACGTTGTTTGACCTTGCGGTTGGGCAAACCACAAGTCTAACGCTTGGGACGTTTGGTCTTGGACATTGACGGGGATTCCGCCGTTGGATTCAAGCGGCCCCGTCACTTCAACGGGTTGGGGTGACGCGGGACTTGCGGGGGAAACTTTCATGGGACCGCCCTTTCAAGTTGGACCGTGTAAACGGGCGGAATCAATACCCGTAATATGAAACGTTCAAGACCGCGGACGCGGCTTGTTCAATGAACTTGACCGCGTCAAGATTGCCGATATACCAAACCGTTGCCCCGTCCGCCAATGGCATTCCAACGGAAGCGGTTGGGTCCGTTCCATCGTCCCGCCAACGAACGTCCGCCCCTTCGGGACTTATCAACGCGAATTGTGCTTTTTCCGGAACGTTCAAACCTTCCGCGGATGATAGGTCCGCGATTTTCTCAAAGCCCCGGGGCGTCAACGGTTCATCCGCAACCCGCATGGATTGAACGGGGGTTCTTTCTTCTCCGGCCATTTTGAAACCTTTCAAAGTCTTTGTGTAAACGGTTGGGTTTATTAGCGGGACTATCCCAACGCGGACGGGGGCTTGCCCTTGGCAATCTTCAAACCCCAAGGGACCGCTTGAAGATTCTTTCCCGCCGTGTATTGGTCAAGTTTGATAATGTCATCCGCGTCCCGTTCTCGGATTGTGGCTTCATCCGTCTTGGTCATGACGGGGGCCCCCGCCAACGCGTCAAGTTCTTCTTCTGACAATGCCATTGGTTTTCCCTTCAAGAAATGAAAACGGTTCCCCTTCATTATATGAAATCCGGGGAACCCTTGAAACGTCCGGGGCTTGCTAGCCCCTATAAAATCCGTCAAGGAAGAAAGGGATTCTTTGGGCCCGGGGGCGTTTCTTCTGGGAAAGAATCTTCCCCTTGGTCCGGGTCCGCGGTTGCGGGTGGGTTGTCTTCTGGCTTGTCTTCTTCAATCGTTTCAATTGTGTGGAAGGTCATTCCGCAATTGCGACAACGTCTTCGTCTTCGGACGGTCCTTTTGATTTTCCCCCGCCAAGGTATTTCCCGGGTATAGGTATTGGTTGCGGGGCAATGTTTGCAACCGCAAGATTGGCATTCAATGGCCATTGGTCAACGTCCCTTTCTTTTCTTTGCGTATTGTTCCGATAGACTTCTCCGTTTCCGTCTTGGGGCGGGCTTTGCCTTTCCATCGGAACGGACGCAAGCCCCTTGGAACGAAGACACAACAACGCAACCAACACAACAGTCAAGCCAATCATTGTCCGGGCGTCCTTCCCGTTCCATCCACATGTCTTTTGACAACCCGCGGGCAAGGACCGTTTCCGGATATTCGGAATTACAAAGGTGATTGCAAAACATGGAATGAGATTGAGGCGGGGCGTCAAACAATACAAAGCTTCCCGGGCTTCCGTAGGGTGAAGAAAAGCGAGAATGAAGAAACGTCTTCACGCGGTTGACGTCCGCGGTCAAGTGGTATTGCCCTATGGGGTCCGGTTTGTATACCCAACAAACTTCTTTGACTTCCGGGTTGACTTGGTCTTCAAACAACCAACCGCGGGTCCGGGTGAATTCTTCAAATTGCTTCCGCGTTGGTGGCATTGGTTGCCCGTAGTATGGGAGAAGTTCCGGACGTCCGCTTTCACGGATGAAGCGTTTCGTTGTTTCGGACGCCTTTCCCCAACGGGTGTCAATCGCAAGCTTGGGAATCCGTTCCGGGGTTTGGTGTCCGTCTTCCCGGATGAAGTCTTTGGAAAGAAGAAAGTTGGTTCCCATTGTCAACGCGTGATATATCTTGGCTTCAAAGGGGGCTTGGTATTTCCCGGACTTGTTCTTGACCGCCTTTCCTTTTTGTTCCGGATAAGCCCGGAAGAATTCACGCGTTAGAAGTCCCCAACCTTGGGTCTGATATTTCTGGAAATAAATTGAATTCACTTCGGGCCAAGTTCCGTAGTCAATGAAATAGCCGTTGAAGTTTCTTTCACAAGCAAGAACCGCCCAAAACAGTATTTCATCTTGGACGTCCATGAAGGCGGACAAGATAGAACAATCCGCGGGGATATGGCCGCGGGTCAACTTGACGGTCTTTTCCGCCAATTGGTCCGCGGTCAACATTGTGGTCAAACCTTCTTCCCCTGCCCGTCTTGGTTTGTTTTGGTATTCCGCAACAAAGGTCAACGGGTTCATGAACCGCAAGTTGAACGCGTGTTGTTGGGCGGAAATCTCGGTCTTCTTGTTGAAGCGTTGGTCCCATGAAACAATGAACCCTTCATCCATTATCTTTTGGTGTTTCTTATACAACTCCGTTGCCAACCGCAAGTCTTTGTATAAACGAAGACTTTGCTTTCTTTGTTCCGCATATTCGTTCCACAACTTCCCCGCTTCGGTGTCCAAAGAAATGTCGTTGTCCGTGATTCCATCGGGCCAACGTTGAACCATTGAACAACGTTCCCCCCTCCATTCCGGTTTCAATGTTTGGTCAAGATAAGTGTCTGAAACGTCCCCTTCCCGAATCACGGTCATTGGCATGATTGCCGCAATGGTTTCCCCCGGACCGGCCAAACCTTGGACCGCCCCGTCAATCAACCTAATAGTCTTTTCACAAGCGGCGGGACTTTCCGCCCGTTGGTCTTTTTGAATATCGTCAAGCAAGACAACGTCCGGGCGGGGTTGTTCCAACAACACGGGATGAACTTCCGCTTCCCCGCGGATGGAACCTTCAATCCCGGACGTTGTCACAACCGTCCCCGCGGACTTCGGAATATAGCTTTGGAATTCTTCAAGGTATGTCATGAATTCCGGACAATGTTTCAAATAGGGTTGGGCGTCTTCTTCCGGAAGCAATACGCAAGGATACCGGATTGAATCACTTCCCCATTCAACGTGGGTTGGTTCCCCAAGATACAATTGACCCTTGGCAAGTTGGAATCTATTTTCAAGACGCTTGAAGGGGTATCCGATTTCCGGGAAGTCTTGTTGAAGAAGGTTGGAACGGAACCAATAGGTTTTGACAAAATCCAAAGTTTGGACCGCCTTTTGTTGTTGGCTTCCAACGAAGAACGGGAAGCGGCGGTGTCCATAAGCGGTCCCCCACAACATGGAGGAACGGCAAAGGGCAGTCTTGCCCCCGCCCCGCGGCATAGCCAAGGCAAACATTCCGCCTTCAATGAAGACGGTTTGGATTGTGTTGATACAACGGGTTTGGTCTTCGGACCATGAAAGATAGAAGACGGGGGCAAGGTATGTTTCACAAAACTTTTTCAAGTCATGTTGGCAAGCCAAGCGGCGGTCCCAATCAATGTCTTCCACTGGCAAAGGGGCAATGTCCCGGGCAGTCTGGGAAACCCGTTGCTTGTATACGTTGGAACGTTCCCGCTTCTTCTCCCCTGCCCGAAGGTCTTTGACCTTGTCCCGCTTCTTCGGACGGACCTTGGCCGCTTTCTTTTTGGCTTCCGTTGCTATCTTGTCCGCCGCTTCCTTGGGTCCCTTCGGGACCTTCTGGGAAGAACTAGCCCGCTTCTTCTTTTTGGCGGTCTTCGTCTTGGCCCCGGACGCCCGTTTCCCGGGCCCCTTGGTCTTGGGCGTCTTCTTTGTGGGCTTCTTCTTCGGGGCCCGTTTCCGCTTGCGTCCGGGCTTGGAACCGCCCTTCCCGTCCGTGTTTCCCGGAAGTTCCGTGTTCAATAGGTTGGACATTATTGACAAATTTTCCTGTTATTATTGGGGATTATCAAGAACCCCCCAAGAGGGGTGGGACAACTTTCATAGCAAAATGCAC